CTATGCCATCCTATACTGATCCCCAACTTTTTAAGTCAGACATTCATTCTAGTTATGAAACTGGTTCGGGAGTTTGGCAAAGTTATCTGACCACTCTAACAGGCTTGTTTGCGGCAAATTCTGGCACCAATCAATCCGACTATCGCGACCACCTCATCCGAGAATTTAATCGTAAAATTAGCATTTTAAATCAACCCACAGGGTTGTTTATCTCGCCGTATGATGATGGTTTTAGGTTTACAGGAGTTTCAATATAATAAAAAAGGGCGGGATTTCTCCCGCCCTTTTTCTTTCTTAATCTTCCAAGTCAACCACTGTTCCGTCATCAGTCTCAGTCCAGTAATATCCAAGCTCATCAAGAGCATCCAATACTCGGTTCTTGGAGGGATATTCGGGCGAAAAACTGTTTTGAATCTTTCGCACAGATACGCTGGCTTCACCACTCATACTTTTCTTAGTGAGATAGTCTGCTACACGCTGGACAAATTCAGAACGTGTCTTGACAGATTCGCTCTCAACTGGCTCATTGTCCTCATCCACAACAGGAGCTTGAATTTCCTGCTCAAACAGTGACACAACCTTGTATGCTGACACTCGGCACTTCTGGCAAGAGTAGTCGGTTGGAACGCTAACCACATCCTTTGGATTGACCTTGACTACCACAACCACGCCACGGGCAAACCCGCGAGCATAGTCAAGACTGCCAACATGAAGACCAAAGGAGCAATGATGGTCGCGATTGTCATCCACATCACGACGCTTCACTTCAATCTCCGCGCCAACAGTGTTGAGAATGCGGCCACTAGCATTCACAATTCCCTTCACGACCTTGGTTTGCTTGTTGCCACTGATGCTCCAGAAATCGCTTTCCAAGCCCTTGTAGGCAAGGAAGCAGCCATCTTCCGTAATAGGAAGCTCCTTATAGGCGAGGAACTCATAGAGTTCACGAACAGAAGAAGCAGAAGGATTATCCTGAATGTTCATCCAGAACTTCTCAAAAAGATTTAGCGGCAAACCTTCACGATGAATGGAGCGCACCTTGTCGGCGAGAGCTTGTGGAAGAATTTCGCCCTTGTAAGAGACTTCTTCGGGCGAGATTTTAAATCCATTTTTTTCTGCGCGTTCAGCGGTTTTTTCAATAGCCTTGCGAACCGCAGCTTCCTGCTGACTTTCTGGCAGGTCAAAAGCCTCGATGATCTTGGCGTATTGATTGGAGCCTTTCTCAAACTTCATTGGCTTGTTGTCGAGAAAGAGGACGATTCCTGATTGATTAATGATATAATTCATGGTGCGTTTATTATAATGTGGGTTAGTGTTGTTGTCAAGATTTATTTCATGCGAAGAATTTGGCGCAATTCTTGGCGAGTGAGTTGAGGATTTTGGCCATGCCAGTAGCCAGCATTGATTTCCACGCATCGCATAATTTTGCCGCGAATAGAGTTTTCCTTGGAGACTTGATCAAAAATGCATTTGGCTTTTTTAGCGAATTTAATATTCTTTTCAGCTTTCTCCAGCATTTTCTTGGCCAAGTCAACATGAAGAAATTTCTTGTGTATGGCCTTCAATGTGTCTTGAATAGCTCTTTTGTTTGCTTCAATTTTCTGAACTTCTGCGAGTTTGTCTTTGTATTCTTGACTGTTTGCATCAAAGAACCCAAGCTCGATCAGGTTTTTTTGCATGGCAGCGCTTCTCACAACAGTTGTGACCTCACTGCTTGTTGAAGTTGTTTTTGTGACTGTGAAAGCTTGAAGCTTATGAATTGAATCGAAAGAAATATCAAGAATGTTTTCTTGCGCTTCTTCAATTGTTTTTGCTTCTGCAAGGTTGAAATCTCTCGCAAGGTTGAGATCTCTCGCAAGGTTGAAATCTCTCGCAAGATGATTATAAAATTCCAAAGCGGTAAAATGCCTGTGCGAATAATAACCGCTGGTCGCCTTGAAAGAAACGCGATAAGATTCATTCATGGCCAAGTCTTTTTTGCCGCCTTCTGTTTTTGGCCAATTAAAAATTGTGCTTTTAATGTTGCGAAACTCAAAACTTTCAGAAAGCTTGCCGATATTGCATTGATTCAAAACATCTTGATGAACGATGTAATATTTTTTGCCATTTTTATTGGCGAGATTATTGATCTTGTCGCGCCAATACTCGCTCTTTGAAGACTTAATGACTGCGCAAATGGTTTTATTGTTGCTGTGCTTCTCGTATTGAGCGCCGTTGCCAGCACTACGAACTTGCTGAATGAAGGGATAAATGTCAGAATAAACAGCTTTCTTATAAACTGAAAAGTATTTGCCCTTGAGTTCTGGCTCTTCGCTGGTTTTCAAAAGCTCTTCAATGGTCATTGGCGCGATTGAAGAAATGTCTTCATCAATGATTTTATTGACGGTTTGCTCGATTTCAGCTTTGACTCTTTGATTGCTCGGAGTGTTTTCAAAACTCTCGCGAGAGATCGGCAAGCTCATTTTGCCAATCGGAATGTCAATAATGAGGCACTTTTTAAACAAATGGCCTTTTTTGTGTCGGAAATCTACTGTTTCATAAACAACGTCTCCCATGCAGAACTTCACAAATGAATAATGCGATCCGACAGGAAAATTAAAGAAGCGAAAAACAAAACCATTCTTGCTAACGGTTGCAACTGGCGTTTCAGGAACGCGAACCTCATTAAAATAATGATAATTAATCTTCTGAGAGCAAAAAGAAATAAAATCTTGGCATTTGCCATTGAACGAATATTTATCGCCGCTCTTGATGCTCAAATAAACTTCCAAGCCAGACTCGCTTGTTTCTTCCTCGCTCACTTTGAGAATGTGACCAACAGGAACGCCAGTGTTGCCGCCGCCCAATGCGCAAACATAGAGTGTGCAAACGCCGTTATGATGACTTTTAACGTAGAAAGTGTCAGTGTAGGCGTGCGCACTTTTAGCGCCCAACCCGAACGAGCCAGATTGAATATTATTATCACGCTTTGTGCTTTTGAAATACATTCCGAACACGTTTCTAATTTCTTGTTCAGACAGTCCTTTTGCATAATCGCGAACAAAAAATTCAATTTCACCATCTCCCCTCAGTCCAAAATCAACTGCTCGATCAACTTTATATTTGATATGTTCGTCAAGTGCATTACAAACATATTCACGAATCACTGCGAGAATTTTATCAGAATAAATCTTGTCTCTCAAAAAGTAACAAGCTTGGTCGAGTCCAGATGAATCCATTCCCATTACAGAAGAACTCATATTTTCGGATGCAATAAGTGGTGAGGCAGAGAGTTGTAGTTTCATGATGACTTAATCTAGTTTTATTTCAACAATTGTCAAGATTTTTCGTGAACAAAATGTAGTATAGAGTATGCGCTGGTTGATTTATAAAATCATTAACACTGTATTTTATTAATTTTAATTTGGGCGGTCTGCTTTATCTCCTATCACAGTCGAGAATCACTGTATAGAATCGGAGGCTGACTCGCAATCTCGAAAATTTATTAATGAGCGCGGCAGGATTGGTTGCCTGCAAAGTCAGGTTTGGGCCTCAAGTCCGTAGCGCCCTGCCTGTCTTCCACAAAGACTTATAACGGCGTCGTCTCTGCACTCGCGTCTAATTCCGCCACGCGCTCAAATTTTTAATCATTAATTAGTTCAGCAATTTTGCTGTTGATATTTTTGACGAAACGGTATTCGCCGTCATTCAAAAATTCTAGAATGGTTTCAGACGAAACTGGCTTTTCAAAGTCGCTGAAAGGCTCCAAACCGTTAAGTCCTGCAATCTGAAAAGTGTTGTAATCATTGTCACAAGGAACAATCAAGACTCTTGCATTCCCAGAAGGATGCGAGTAAACGTCTCCGCCTGCAAAAAACTCGATTTCATGAAAGTTTGTCGTTTCTTCTTCATAATCTTCGATCACGCCAAGGGAGAGAAGCTTGTCGAAATTAACAGTGTATTCTTTGTTGTTGAGGGTAAGTTTTGCGTTCATGTCTGTAGTATAGTTTGGTTTTTAGCTGTTGTCAATCAATAAAACTGAATTTGAGTTGATTTTTGTTTTCGGGTTCGGGTTCTTGAAGTTCTGCCGCGATTTCTGGGAAAGCATCTGTGAGAAAATGCTCGACCAAAAGTTCAGTCATTGAAGCGTTTTCGCGCTTAATAGATTCTTGCAGGGATTGAATTGAGTTTTTAATTGCGAGTTTTTGGTTCTTTTTCATGTTAAAAAAATATCATTTTAATGCCCAAAAAACAGCCAAACAAGGCTATAATCAAGAGAATTAATGTTTGGTAATCAGTTGAGAGGCTCATTTTGAATCGAAAGAATGCGCTGCTGAAACAACATTAAAAGCAAACTTAGTTGTTCACTGTCGCAATTAGAAAAAAAATCATCGCCGCTTTCAGTATTAAAGCCAATCACTAAATATTTGTCATACGCGGATTCAAGATGAGCGGATGCTAGGGTTTTGGCGACTTCAATTTTGTCCATAAAATGCCTCGAAAGTGTCTTTGTTGAGTTGGCGAGCGTCTTCTAGTTCTGCGGAAAGAGTTTCTAAACGATCTGCCGCTTCAAAAAGGCAAGCATTAACAATGCCGTCGTTTGTTTCTATTTCGTTTGCTAAGATTCGCAATGCTGAAATTAGAGTTTCTGTTGAGGAGTTCATTTGAATTGGTTGAGATGTTCTATGATAGCGCTAATGGATTCTTTGTCAAGAACCATTTGATCGCCATAGGGTCTTCCACCCGTTAAAATTTGCCAGCAATAGCGCAGTCTTTGCCGCCATGATAGTTTATTGTTGTTTCCATAATGCCCCCAAATGGACAAATCAAGAACCTCTAATTCTTCATCCCATTCAAGATGAAGGAGTTCGCTGTGGCAACTGCACTTGATTGTTTTGGTTTTATTCATGTTTGCAAATATACACGTTTTTTTGACTGTTCTCAAAGATTTGATGGAGAATGTCTTGCACCTTTTCCCAATCAGCGCCACCCAAACCACAGCCGATTTTATATGGAATATAAATGTCCATCAATGTATTTGATGCGTCTTTCATCAAACCACCAAAATTTAATGTTTCTATGTCATTACCAGCAAAGTAAGTACTAGCAATTCTTTTAAAGCCAGAGATTAATGCCGCATATTCTGTTTGTTGTTTTCCAGTTCCGATGCCATATTGGCCAAAGAGATTAGCAACAACGACATTATGCGCAACATTCACTTCAAAAACGCTGCCCAACAGCATAATAGAAGATTTTCGATGCTGCACATATTCCTTGTATTTTTCTGCATTTTTGGGCCATTTGCGGGCAATTGCGCCAGCAAGACCGCCAACTGCTCCAATGCAGTTGACGCTGTGAACAATGACGCCTTTATCTACTGCAAGAATGTCTTTATTGATTGTTGTTATCATATTAATCTGTGTCAATTTTTTTGTAGCCTTTGCCGCTATCCACTTCAATCACAACTGATATGGTTTCTGTATCCCCACTTCCTCCAAAGAGGAACTCACCAGCGTCATCTGCTACATACAATGCATGGCTCTTAACATTACTCATAGAGCCTTTGTATTCGTATTCTCTAATCACTGTGAATGTTTCGCGGATTTTATGAGTTTTCATTGAATTTGATCATGTATTGTTCTTTGTTTTGAAACATGTGCATTAAAGAAGATTTAAAAGTCTTTTCAAACTCTATTTGTTTGCTTTCTGGAACATGAGACAGGAACGCTTCATATAATGAAACCAAAGAACCTGCTATAAACACTGGATCGAAAGCTACATTTTGATTTTGATTTAAAATCTTAGCAGCAGGGTAGAGTTTATTATTGTCTTCATATTGACCAAGCAAAGCTATGGATTGAATTTGTTCTTGCATATTATTCTTTATTATAGAGTTTATCCCACAATTTCTTCGACAATATTGATCATTTTTTGATTAAATTCTTCTCTCTTGCCAGCATAAGCAGCAGCATCAGCAGCATCAGCAACAGCAGAAGCAGCATGAGCATAAGCAGCATAAGCATGAGCAGCAGCATAATCAGCATCAGCAGCAGCAGCATGAGCAGCAGCATCAGCAGCAGCATGAGCAGCATGAGCAGCAGCATGAGCAGCAGCATAATCAGCAGCAGCATGAGCAGCAGCATCAGCAGCATTAGCAGCATCAGCAGCAGCATCAGCAGCAGCATAAGCAGCATAAGCATGAGCATAAGCAGCAGCATCAGCAGCAGCATCAGCAGCAGCATGAGCAGCATCAGCAGCAGCAACAGTGCGATCACTACCATCTAACCATTTGTCTGCCCAAGAGTTCCATGACCCATTTTTATATACTAATTTTGCCACCTTGATGGCAAATTCTATTTTTTGTTCAAGAGAGATTTCAGGAAGACTGATTTCCTTGATTAATGTTTGGCTTTTACTGGCAAATTTTAATCCATCATTATTACAAATCCCATCAACTTGAATCTCAAAAAGCTTTGGTTTTCTAATATTAGCATGAATTGGATTAAAAATGACTGCCAACATTGGATGATTATAACAATGTAATACTTGATCTGTACACATCTCATTGCCCTGCTTTGAGACAAAAATAGGAACTCCGATTTCCCATTTTGTATCATTATGGCTAGTCATTTCTTGAGAGAGAAGTTTATAATATTTTTGCATAAATTTGCTATTTTTTACTATAGAGTTTGTCCCACAATTTGTCAACTTCATTTAGTGCATTTTTAGCAATGTCTGGCCACCCTGCCGCTCCATAATCCATATCAGCAATTTCTTTCAAAGCATTAAACATCACCGCCCATTGATCTTGGAAACAATTATAATCTTTTAAATTGATTTCGCCGTATTTACAAACCACTTCTTCACAATGAATAGGAGGGCAGCAGCCAGTTTCTCCACAGCTATCGCATTTGGCGCAGTATGGTGATTCTTCGCTATCAATTTGAGATTGAATTTCTTTGCTAATATTCTTTTTGCTTGATTCAATCCCACAAATAATTGTTTCACCTTCTGCTGTTCCTCCAAGCATCTCCTCAACAATACTTGCAGCAGTATCTAGTCCATCATTATAGTCTTGTTTATTCATTGTTTTTAATTAGTTCAGAGTTCTCAAAAATATTGCCAGATACCATAGATGCTCTAGCCTCTCGACCAAAAGATTCAAATTTGGGCCAATGATAACGATTATAATAAGGACATGTAGCAATCCACCGATAGTCAGCCCACATCACTTCGTAATAAAGATCGCTATATTTTAGAATGTCGCCTTCGTAAATTTCTTTTCCATTTTTGTCCTTCAATCTAGTATATTGCTGAATAACGTATCTTGGTTCTTTGACGATTTCTGCTCCTTCAAAATAATAATCAACAGCAGGAGAAGATGTAAAGCTATCGCAGCCATAATCTCCAACATAATCAACAAGATTGCCTGTGAATGGGCAAATTGCCCAATTGCTGTAGCAATGAAAACTGCTGCTATTTTTTAGCCAATTTTTATTCTGTTTATCCCAGATTCGGAATTTAAATCTATTCATTGTTATTGTCTTTTTTCGTTTCGAAGATGTTGCCAATAACTTTTAAAGAAGGTTTGTGCCAATTTCTTGAAGCGATATTAAACGCTCCGTTATTAAATACAACTTCGTGTTTTATAGTCTCAGCATGACGGTATTCTTCGTCGTAAAAGGAACCAGAAACAATATCGCCTTCGTAAATGTCATTTCCTTTGGAGTCTTTCAATCCAGTGTATTGCTGGATAACATAATCATTTTCTGGCAAAACATTATCATAACCGCCATGATAAACTAGACCCACCAAAGAGATTGCTAAGCGTTGATGTGAAGCATCCCATTCATAAATCCACTTTTTATTCTGTTTATCCCAAATGCGGAATTTTAGTTGTCTATTCATTTGTTTTGTGTGGTTAATACAAAGATAACTTTATTAGTTATAGGGTTGATAGCCCATTCATAACTTATTACTTTGCCATCCTTTACTTCAAAATCTTTAACATAGTACTCAATAAGTGTAGATAAATCTACCGCTATAGTTACTTCATCATATTCTTTATTTGGAGGATCAAACATATTTTTAATTAAAATTAATTACTACTTTATTGGCCATTCAAACATTGAGAGATGAAAGAAATGATCGCCTTCAATTTCCTCCAACCAAACAGCACACCAGCTAGAATAAACTTCACAATTTCGAACTGTATAAATCTGCCCAAGCATAAGGTTGTCTTTGGCGAATTGAATGACGTTGGTGTAGTGTGGGTAAAATTTTCCATCAGCACCTTGAAAGCGAACTTTGTCGCCAGTTTCGGGCCATTCCCATTTTTGAGTTGGGCATCGTTGTTGAAATTGTTCTTTGTTCATATTATAAACATTTAAATCCTTCATAGACGGCTCGAATGATTACCACAACCATAGCCAACATCATAATTTGTATATACCAAGGCGGCGGTGGTTCATTTTCATCTGTTTCATCGCTCCAAGGGCCAGAGTCAAATCCTTCAAACATATTTTATAGCCCCCAACTTATGCATTCTTCTTCTGTGATGATTGCAATCACATGTTCTTTATTCAAGCTATCCATGATCCATTTTTCACGATCACGATAAACATCCCACCATTCTGAAAGCGGCAATTTTAAATCATTTTTTTGGCAGATTTCATCAATGGTTGGAACAGCGGGCCATTCGTAAAAGAATACATGGCGGTGCTTTTGCAGGTAGCCTGCTTGATGTAGTGTTTCGGCTTGAGAGTTTTTGATCATAGATTAATCTCTTCTGTATTATTATTTTGCCAAATAAAGTTGTCCCAAATTGGCGCTCCGCTTTTACGGGCGCGACCAATCTTATACCAGTATTCATCTCCTTGCAAGTTAAACTTCACAATTTTGCCAGAAAATTGATTTTCATCCAGCCATTTATAAGGATAAATATGGCGAAGATAATTACCTAATTCTTGAGCCAGAATCTTCTCCAAGAAATAAACTCGGCTATTGTATTTATTGCTCTTTCTGTCACTTTCGTAAAGAGCTTGACCAAGATCATGATTAAGTTTTTCTTTTGGCTCTTCAATCCAATCAAAAGAATAACTCCAACCATAGGGTTTTGGTTGCTTGGAGTAATCGTAAGCCCACCAAGTACGATTGAGATATGGCTCAAATTTATGAGTGGGTTTGGCGTGCATGATAGTGCGATCATCAACCGCTCGTTTTTCCGCTTCTCTAAAAATAGGGAGAAGATATTTTTGCCGCCAATTGCTGTATTGATGTTGCGCCTTTTTGTAGGCGCGAGCAATTTCGTTCAAAAATTGAACTGGATTTTCGCGGCGATTTTTTCGTAGCAAAAATCTTCCGCGAGTTTCTGGAAGACCAATTGTTTCAAACTTATCATACCACTCCATCCAATCTTTTGACCAGCGAGTGATTGTTTCTGTATTAATTAGTTCGTGAAGCATTTGGGAGCAGGTTTTTGAGTTCGTCAACAATGTCTCTTAGTTTGCTCATTTTACCCTTTTGCATGTAAAAGTCAAGCTCATTTTCGACAAAAGTATTGCCGTTCTCCCATTCTTTTATATCTCTCTCGTAAGATGAAATTAGTTCTTGTAGTTTTGTTTTTAATTCTGTATTTTCTTCAATGAATTTCGCCATGCGATTTGCGCGGTCTTTAAGGTCTGGGCGTTGAATTAAAATGCTTTTTAATTTTACTTGATTGTCGTGGTTGGATTTCCACTGCTTGATTTCTTTATTAAGAGTGTCGAGAGATTTGCGCGAACAAACGTCAGCAATGCACCAATCGCCATTCCAGCCCTGCATGGTGGCGTAGTGAGAAACTTTGAGTGCAGCTTCCCGCACATCGTTTGGAATAGCAATGTCTTCAATCATAGATTTTAAATCTCCCATGTGGTTGTTGATACATAGTCTCCACATTGATCACATGGACTTTCATCGCTCTCATATTCATCATACTGGAACACTTCGACCAGATCAGTGAGCGAACAGCAACCATCTTTCATGTTTTCCTTGAATTTAAGGCACAGATAAATAAAAATCTGCTCCTGCTCTTCTGGAGAAATTTCTGACAAGCATTTTCCATCAAATGTCCAGCCATAAGCTGTGCATCCCTCTGTTTTAATGATTTTCATGATTTAAACACTTTTTGAATTCTTGTTCTGTTAGCAGATCGTCGCTGTTGTATTCTCGAAAACCATTATAATTCTCAATTTTGAGATTCAAAAATGATTGCCACTCTTTTACTGTTTTTCTCTTGCGGAAAATTTGATCATAGTTTTCCCAATAAGAGTTTAAATTTGCTCCTTTGCGGAGTTTGTCTCCTTTTCCTGCTGACATGTTTGTTTTAGAGGTTTATAGTTTTTATAGGAATCTTGTTGACGGGTGTTTTCTGAAAGGGTTCTATACCAGCCGCCATTGCTGCATATTTCGCCTTCTTCGCCAGATACTTCACAAGTCTTGCGGCAAAGATATTCTGCAAAACAAACCATGCCAGCCACTTCTTTGTCGCCACCAGAATAGTAGAAACTTAATTCGGCAAATTTTTCCTTGACCTGGTCAATTTTAACTGCTGGTGGATATACTCTGTTATACTTGATGCATTTGTAGGAGCGTTGGCGAAACTTCTCCACAAAAGAATAGAATGGCTTGTTGTATTCCCATTTGTTGTATTTTGGAAAAAATTTGAGAAAACGCTTATGACCCCGATCTAGGCATTTGCCAATGATGCGCCACAAATAATACATTTTGTTTGTAACTTCGCCATCCAAACGATATGTGCCTTTAATGTAATCCTTAATTGCGCCACAAAGATCATCAACGATTTTCTCCCAGCCTTGAGGAACCCAAATTCCGCATGGGCACTCTGTTTCTCCAAGTTCGTTCTTGTAAAACAAGCTTGGGTATTTGTTCATTAAACGTGTTGAGAAATCTTCCATATTAAAGTTTGTATGAAATTAGCCGAATATAATCGCCGAGATTAATAATCTTGCGTGAGACTAGACCTAAAAAATTGCCAAAAGCTCTCTGCATTTTACCCCTAAAGGTTTTTCCAAATTTAATGGATTCTGATACTTCTTTTTGAAATTTTGCTAAGCGCTCTAATCTTTCTGCTGAATCCGTCTCTTCATATTTTACTAGAGAGGTTTTTTGCAAAACTCCATCAATAAATACAAAATCCATTTCAATCCAAATATCAACTGTTTCGGACTGTAAAGAGTCGTAAGCGTTAATTGTGCAGGTTCTATTGTATGGAATTTTTTCTTTTGAAATCGGTTCCAAGAAGCCTCCAAAAGGGCCGTTTTCCTCAACCCATCTTGATTCAACTTTCTCCTCAAAAAGCTTACCTTCTTCAATAAAGAAATTTGACAATAGACAGTTAAAATCTTTGGTTTGCCAACCAAGTTCGTTTTCACCCAAAAGGGTTAAATATTTGTCAACTTTGGGGTCCGTTCCTTGAATAACGGATTTGTTAAAAATAATAGTGTCAAAAAGGCCCATTTTTTTTATTAGTTAAAGTTTGGTTCTCTCAAAAGATTTTCGATCTTCTGAATATTGTCAACGATAACATCTTGATTCATTGCAATGCGGCCATAGTAGATGCCCAAGCATGGAGAATAAAATTGTTCATAAAATTCTTTTTTCTTGCGCATGATTTCTAAATCGGTTTGCAGTTGCGCGATTTGATCTTTTAACATTTCTTCGTTCATGATTCGTCTGGAAAGAAAAAGTTGGATTCTGTCGCTAAAATAACATACCGATCATTTGTGCCGTCAGGAATGAAAACTTCGTTTTCATCTAGCCAGCCAGTTTGACCATAACTCAAGTGGATTTCGTCTTTGCCAATATAAATTGCGCGTTTCATTGTCGTTTAAAAATAATTTCAAAAAAGGGTTCTTTGGCGGATAGTGCGGCGACGAACATTAGAATGAAGCTGATAAGTATATCCATGCTCTTAATATAGAGGTGTTTTTGGAGAAGTCAAATGTTTTGATAAGGTTTTTCGCGAAACCATTTTGTTAAAATGAATTTTTCGCCATCTTCCACTGGCATTCCCCAATGTTTTGATTCAGGAATATTTGAGCCGTCTCTTGTGTTTTGCCACAAAATCATGGTTCCCATTTCTGGTTTTGTTTCCAAATCAATTTCTGTAAAACGTGTATAGCCACCTTTAGGAGTGTTGTTTAAGTAAATCATGGCGGTCCATGTGCGATTGCCATGCAATTCAACTTGACGTTTCTGCTCATCGGTTAAAGAAAAAAGCGAATCAAAATGAGGCTTAAATTGTTCGCCAACTTTGTAGTATTGGCCTTGAATTTGCTCGCTGTATTTTTCTGGAATATCAACAATATTTAAAATCGCGTCTTCAATTTCAGAAACGATTGGATTAGTTTTGCGAAACAAATGAGCAGTTGAACTTGTGCGAAAGTCTGAAATTTTACTTCCGCCATTGTCATAATCAATGACGGAAGATTTTTGGCATTTTTCTTTGATCACTTCAATGGTTTTCAAACACTGCCCTTCTGTCAAGACGTTTTTGATTTTAAAGATGTTTAATTTGTCCGAAAGTCTTTCGGCATTATTATTTTTGAGAATATTCTCAATTTTGAGAATTGGGGCAGAGGAATCAGTTTGGAAAAGATTTGGCAGTCCGAATTCATTAATAATGAGTTGTTTATCAAACCCTTTTTCCAGCAGAATTTCGGCCAATTCTCGTTTAGGCGAACCTCTCCTCACATTATCCCAAATCCAAAATTTCCAAGAATCGTCAAAGCTGGTCTTTTTCATGCAAGAGATACGCTTCTAGCGTGTAAATACTATCGTGAAAATAGACAAGAAAGCTCGCGCTATTTTAAACTCTTTTCCAAAAGATGTTCAGGATTATTTTCAAGAAATTGATGACAAGTGCAAAAAATCTGGCGTTCAATTTCGTGTCTCAGGAGGCAGGGCAGTGTATTCGGGCGGAGGCCGCTGTGGCGGATTCTTTTCTGATTCTCCGAGAGAGTTGGCTATTGCAGTCAACAAGCCCTTAAAATGGGTGATTGCCACACTGGTTCATGAGGATTCTCATTTTGATCAATGGTTGGATAGCCAATCAATCTGGTATAATGAGACAGTTGCTCGTAATTTTAATAGTTTTTTTGATTGGTTATCAAAGACAAAAAACATTAAAAATCCAACAGAGAGCGCCAAACATGTGATCTCTCTTGAATCTGATTGTGAAAGACGTTCGATTAAAAAAATAAAAAAAAGATGGTCGCACGTTATTTCGCCAGAAGAGTATGCTCAGTCTGCTAATGCTTATATGTTTTCTTATTTGTATATGGCGCACTCAAGAAAGTGGATTTCTGAGTCTGTAAAAATTAAAAACAAATGTTTTTATAGAAATTTCCCGCAAAAAATACTCGGTAAATTTGAGAACTTGTCTGAGAAATATTTTGAGCTTTTTCGCAGATATGACCGAAAATGCAAGAGCGGCTCCAAATAGAGCCGCTCTGCGTCCTACAACTCAAAGTTTGTAAGAGAGGTTTTATTTATCTTTAGCCTTGCCAACATTCAAAGCGAGCCAATCAACAACCTTGTAAAGCTTGCCAGCCCAAGTGTCGTCTTTAGGAGTGGGAGTGAGAGCAGCAATAGCTGAAAAAGCAGCAATAACTGCTGTAACAGCATGAACAATGTCAAGTTGGTGAGTGAGAATCCAAGTAATCATACAATTCTTTACACTTAAAAAATAGATTTATTTTTCAATTCTGTGTTCAAAATGCTCGTCAATATTAAGGCAGCGAAAAACTGTGCCTTCATATTCAGTAACTAAAGACTGATGGAAATGAGCGAAGTACCAGTATTTAGGTTTGGTTTTGTCCCAAAGTTTTTCCATATCCATGCTTTCTTGAATAAGCTCTTCTTTGAGGGTGCCGTCACCATCCAAGAATATTTTGATATTGTCAAATCCCTTAAAAGCTCCGCAATTAGCTGGACGAGTATGAGTCGCGACAATATCATATTTTTTATAATCGAAATCGTCTTGATAAACAAAAACTTCATCAGGCCACCATAAACGTCTTTCGTCTCCATGTTTTTGAAGCTTTTCGTTTTCTTTAATTCTCCATGCTCTATCAATACTGATAGCTCCTCCTACCCAAAGAATATTTTGAGATAATAAATTTAGCTCTGAATAATCCTTGAGTAAGGTTATATTACTTAAATCAAAAGGATTATTTGTCTCGCGGAAGTAGTCGGGATTGTCATGATTTCCTTTTCCCGCATAAAGATGAATATTTCTCTCTATTAATTGTTTATTCAAATTACTGAATTCAGTTTTATAATAATTAGGCTTGTGGAAGCCTACGCCAACATCTCCCAATATAAATAAATATGAATCACGATGATTATATCGACCAATATCGTAATTAAGTTTGGAATAGTTTCCATGGATGTCTCCAATAAAAATTATTTGATTTTTAGCGTCTTTCATGATAATATTAAATATGAAACGTCATAATATAAACGAATCAGATGTACTTGTCAAGCTTGAATGGGCATGGTTTTTAGGATTTTTTTTGGCAGATGGTTCTTTTTATCCAAAAAGAAACTTCTAAAATTGCTGAACTTTTATATGGTCAGAATTCAGACATTTGTTTGCAGAGAAAATATATACTGGCAAAAAATATGATATTGAATTAGTTTTATTTTTTATCATATTTTTATTTAAAATCGTTTATAACGTAATCCCAAAGACTGTCTGTTTCTGGATTTGGAAGTCTGTCAGGAATATTTAATTGTTCAATGAGCATTTTCCAATGTTCATCAATTTCTTCTTGAAGATATTGAATATGACTCTTGTAAACTTCAATGATAGCAGTCTCTTGATCGTTGTATTCTCTTGGGCCGATTTTCATGAAAGTCTTTCTTTTTCTTTTTGCATCCAGCTTATAGCACAATCATAGTTGCAAAATTCTAATGAATGATTTGTGCTATAAAAATATGATGGAGTTCCAACTTGTTTTACAGGATTAATAACTTTGTCCCACTTGCTCCAATTCTTGGGACCGCCGCTAGGAATAAAACCTGATTCTTTGCTTTCGTCAAAAACCAAACCACAATGGTCGCATGTATGTCGTTGAATAGTATAACTTGCCATATTATTTGATCATTAGATAATTGTGCAGCATAATGTCGTTCGGGTTTGGCACCAGCTTGTCAGGAATTCTAGCATCATATAGCTCTTGTTTAGCATCATGAATAGTTTTTCCATCACGTTCACACTTTGCAATGATTACTGCGGCAGGGCTTCTGCTGTAGCCCGCCATGCAGTGAACTAGCAGTTTATCAACTGGCGCAAGCTCTCGAACAAATTCGATAATCTGGCGAACATGCCCTTCATTAGGACAATCTTTAAATGTAGCTCCAGTAACATGTATTTGATCAAATGTAATATCTTCAAAGTCTAGAAACAAATACTTCTTTCTTTCACGAAACTGTTCTGGTAGAAAATGCCCAAGAGAAATAACCGCATGATAATCTTTGGCGTATTTTTCTGCATTGGCAAAGTCTGTGTAGTGGTTAACTGTGTTCATGTTTTTCTACATTAATGTATTCAAATCTTTTATCAACAGAAAAATTAAATATTTCAAGAACCATCTGTTCAGCGTCACGTTGATGCTGCTCTGGTATTGAATCAATGAATTTATTGAATAAAACCATCAACGTTGTAGCCATCATTGATGGTGTAAGATTAAAATCTTTTACAAATTTAGCTGCAACAAAGCCTCTAGCCTCATCAAGCATGATTTCTATAATGTTTTGCCAATTTTGTTGCATATTCTATTATAGCTTAATATCCAAAAGCGTCAAGTGTATATTTGAAAGGATTGCCTTCGATGTTTTTGACAAGATCAAGCATAGTGGAAGCAATATCGTGAATTTCTTTTTGAGCGTGCTCGCTTTTTCTAAGCTTTAGAAAATTCGCAAAACTACGCATGTTAAACATTAGGTCTGATTGAATTTGTGAATTATAAGTCTTAAAATATCTAGCTGATTCCTTGGCGCGTTTGCGACCAAGAACGGGTTCAATATCTCTAATACATTGATGATAAAGATCATTGCCTAGCTTTGTATATCTTTCAAGTACATCTTGCCAATCTTCATCATTAGCTGCAAAAACAAATTCTTCATAACATTCTGAAGTAACACTATTTGTAACTTTAATTTCTTTCCAGTCATTAGGAATGTAAAACTTATCTTCTTTTAGTTCTTTATAGCGTGCTGATTCAGCATTAAGGCTAGAAATTCGGTGTTTTAAAAGATGAACGTGCGAAGCGATGTCGCAGTCTATAAGAAAATGCACGACTCCTTTTTCAAATGGAGTTTCATGACCATTACTCCATAGCATGTTGATAAGTTTAGGAATACGTTCACGCTTATCTTCTGTAATATCTCGGCTAGTGCTAGTCCAGGCTGAGCAAGCAATCACTTCGTCGCTTCCATAGTGGCCGATTAACTGAATTTTATTAGTCATATTTATAGCTTATTACTTCTTTCGATTTCTTTGATTTTAAGTTTTGCGTAAGCTTGTAAAATTTCATTTAGTTGTTGGCTATCGCCGCTATATTCTGTACCGATGACAATCATGAGATTAGATTTCAAACTGCCGTCTGGCAATTCATTAATAAATTCCTGCAAGGTCTTTGCTGGTCGCAAAGCTTCTGGAGAGATTTTGATATTTTTGATAATCTCTTGGGTTTGGCTCTGGTCTTGTGAACTGTTATAATTAACAGCAATGATGATTGCTGTGGAAACAACATAGATTGCAGCAATGATGGTGACAATTGTTTTATGATTCATATTTAATTAAATCTGGATTTCTTTCCAAGAGGTGTGACACAATGTACACACATTCTTGCGCTGTAAAACTTGTTTTTAAATCGCACACTTCACAAATGGCCTCCACTTCTTGCATGTAGAGTTGATAGAGTTTTTCTTTATTAATTTTCATGTCCACATGTAGTCACGGTATTCAATCATTTGCTTGAGAATGTTGGTGTCAGTCTCGCTAATGAGTTTCTCCATTTTATTAAGCTCTCCATAGAGTTCTTCATAGGATTTGCCCTTTTGAAGGTCTGTAAGAGGATGCGGAGGATAAAGAGCGTTTGCTTGTGATTCACAATTTGGTTTGCCAACAGTAATCCAATGAGCGGAAGAATCAAGCCAATTCTTGAATTTGCGTTGTTCTGGAGTTGCATCCCAATCAACCCATGATTCATCAGCCTCTTTCTTGAAACTAAGAATCATTGCAAAATTAAGATCAACAACAAGATTTGCAATATCAACCCAAGTGCGAGGAATAGCTTTGCGAAGCTCTTGATGCTTGGGGAAGAAAAAGCATTTAATTTTGTATTTAAAAGTTTGGAACCGCATCCATTTAATGCGGAAAAAAGTGGTGACTTCTTCGCGGAAGAAGTATTGAACGGGATGGTTCTTTTTTGTTTCTTTTTCCCAAGCTGTCCAGCCAACGGTGTCATCGTGCGGATTCCATTCGAGACTGTGGGGTTTTTTATACCAAAAGTTCTTGATCATACTTATATTATGCAGAGATTTTTTGCTTTGTCAACTCGCGAATGCGGAAAATAGCTTGACACTTAAATTTCATCTCAACATCCCAAAGTACGTCACGCCCATAGTTGTTAGGGATTGAAGCTGGCATATCAGCATGCTTGCGAGTGCCGTCAACACCTTCGCTATAGTGAAACAACGGACTTGTTGGCCAAGTGTCATAAGCAAGATTGAAGGCTTCTTCGGCGCTCAAATTGTCGTGCAAAATACTATGATGCAAGTTGTCGTAAGTAACTGGAATCTTGCGCGAATTAAAAAAGTATTTAATAAGATTCTTGATGCCCCAAACACCTTTGGCATTGTCATTGTTTTCAAGAACAAGGCGCTGGCGAATGTTGTCGGGAAGGGAATCATAAACGCTCAAAACTTTATCAGCAAGTTTTTGAGGCTCTGCTGTTTCCTGCCTGACGTGTATGTTGAGAGGCGAACGATAATCTTGCGGCAAATCCAACAGGTCAAAAATCTCTGCATGTTGCTGCAAGTCAAGAATGCTGTTGTCAATACATTCTTGATTGCTAGAGGATAGAGTAATATACTCGCTAGGGTGAGCAGATAGTCGAATAGGATGAGAACGAAGAAGCTGCTTGATTGACTCACAAACAGAAACAATGTTTGCGTAATTTGGCAAATCTGCAATGCGAAGACGAACATCTTTGTGCGTCAAAACTGGAGCGAGAGAAGATGAGAGACGATAACCTTGAATATTGTTAAGCTGGCAAAAACGAATAGTATTGAGAGTCATCTTGAAATTATGCAAGATGCGCTCAGAAAGCTCTTGAATAGCAGTGTTACGAGGCAGTTTGGCAAACTGCGTGTAAGTCATGGAGCGAAAGCTCTGCCCGTTATCAGACAATGTTTTGGAGATGCAGCAAAGGGATAGGTTCATGGTTTACTATACCATCTTGTTGCTGCTTGTCAAGAAACAAGCGTTAATAGTTCGGCTCTAGGCGCAATATATTATTGATTTCTTTTTTGATTTTCTTGATCATTCTATGCTTGGCAAGATAAATTGCATCGCAATTTACTTTATATTTGTTCATGACTTCTTCATTACTCAAGTTCTGAAAATGAATATCATTAAAAATCATATAGTCCTTATTTTTGCGCTGCTGTTTAAGATTTTTAAGCGCCTTAATGAACAAATTTTGCCGATATGATTTCTCGATAATGGAGTCAATTTCTTGATTCTCATCTGGCTGCATTTCCAGCAGCAAGTCGTCTCCAGATGTGACTTTTTTGTTCATTCTTTGGTTGCGGCGAATAATGTCAATCATTCTCCACTTGGCAAACGTGGTTACCCAAGAATAAATATTACCCTTTGACGAGTCAAACTTCTTCTCTTTAAAGAAATTCGCCATAGAGATAAAAACCTCTTGAACAACATCATCAACATCTTGCGATGGTAGCTTATATGAGATTGCAAGAGACTTTAAATAATCATAAAATTGAGAAAAAAACGAATCCCAACTTTTTTTATTTTGCCAATCACAAAGATTTTCTTCTTTAAATTCGCTCATTTTGAAGAGGTTAAAGGTCTAAACTTGGAGATTTCGTTTTGAAGATTGGAATATTTCTTGTGCGAATGCCAAATTTCAATAAAGTTTCCGCTCTTGTAAACTCCTTGAGTTGTTGTAATCACTGTATTTGGCGGCAAAAACAATTCGGGAGGCTGTTGTTCTAGCTTTTCAAGCGGAACGGGCTTTTGCTGACTGCACCCGCTAACCAATAGCAGAATCAAAAGTTTTTTCATTTCTTTAGGTCTTGTAAGAAGATGTGCATTTTTTGCTGCTCTTCAATAATTTCTTCATCTAGCTGTTCAGCTTTTCTTTGAGATTCTGGTGTTGGAATGTTACGAACAACATCTCTCCGAGCGGAAAGCTTGTCAATTCTGGCATCAAACTTCTCCAAAATATCAAAAAGAAAAGATTTATTGCGCAGCTTGAGATACTCAACCCCAAGCTGCAACAACAAAGGAATGGCGTCTAAAATTTTCACGCTTTCTTGGAAAGAGCGTTAAAAATAACCTTTTCTTCTTGGCCGATTTCACAATCGCAAATATAGCCGCCGATGTGTCGGGCACAGTCTAGCGCCCAAATATAAGCGTCTGCGAAATAATGATCATAAGAAGCTTGATGCTCGCCTTTTTGACTATAAACTGAATACCACTTAATACCTGATTTCTTTTCCATGTTATTATTAGTTAGTTTTGCTCATTTTGATAAGAGAGTCGTGAATCATGTGGCGGGTTTGCCAATCAATAATTCGACCATTATCATCTTTGGGAAGTTCTGACGTTACTTGCTCCAAGTCCAAGCCGAAGGCTGAACATAGAGCTTTAATTTTGCGCAAAACGCCGATTTCCTTGTATTTTAGAACTGCCCAACAGAGGTCAATCTGTTCTGGCTTGCTCTTTTCAATTGCCTTGGCAAGAATATTGCTCATGGTTTTTTTTACTTTTATTATTTGTTTGTGGTTTGTTATTGAGTGCCTAAGCACAAATTATAATACTACAGAAAGGATGCTTGTCAAGGTATTTTTGGACTCTTCTTTTGCTTTTTCTTTCCAAGAACGGAAGCAGTAGTCGCGAATTTCTGGGAATAAATATTGAGTTTTCCCCACTAATTCTTCCTCGCTACTAACCACGCAATAAGTAGGTACGTCATAACCAGACAAGGCAATGGTATTTTTACAACTATAGTCGAAAAAAGTAAGAACGTTATAATTGAGAGCTTCGTAAAATCGGTTAGCAAGACAGTTGTAGTTATTGTGGTTAACTTCGTCTTCAATATAGAGGCTAGTCTCGAAATTAGAGAGTCCTTCTTTTGACCAGTTGATTCGGTCAATGAAGGGGCCATTGACTCCAATTGTGTTAAATTTTTCACGGTTTTTTTGATGTGTTGAGACTTTTACGCGGCCTTTTAAATATTTACGGAATGAAGGTTCGCGATCTTTACGAAAAGAACCGTAATAAACGCAACCAGATTTTTCATTATTTGTTTCTTTTGGGTCAAAAATTAATGAATTTAAATTGATAAAGTGCCAATCGTCCACATACTTTTCTACGATTTTAGAGATGTCTGGACTGTGATTAGCGATAACTTCATAGCGGCGACCTTCTTTCACCGCCATCCACAAGGCGCGAGGCTCTCCAAGGTTGTATTCATTTGTGATATGAAAAAGCTTGGCTTCTGGACTGGCTTTTAGCCAAGCATAGTCAACATACGAATAGTGGCTCGCATGATTAAAGATGATTCGGTCATATCCACTCTTGATTTCGTCATTGACGGTTGGATAGCTCCAAACAAGATCAGCTTCATGACCGTTTTGAATTAAAAAATCCTTAATCTTTTTAGCGTTAAGCCAGTGAAGATTTTGAGGTTCTTTTATGGAACCTTTGTGAGAATCAATGAGCAAAAACTTCATTGCGGGAAGAATTCAATCGCCAAACGTCCAAGAGAATCTTCGATGTGAGCGTAACCCTCAAATATAAATCGGTCACTAATGACCAATGTTTTATAAATCTCAAAGGGAAACCTGCCACGATCAGGAACTTCAATATAATGCAATGTGTTTCCATCGTGACACATATTACAATTTTCAAATTCAATCTCCATCCAATCAAGGTGAGAGCGATTATTTGCGCCAATGATTTTAATTTTTCCAGTCATGTTATATCTTAATATGAGTATTTGAATATGTCAAGGTCTTTTTCAAAGATTTTTTCAATTATCTTTTTGGTTTTAGAATTGTAATAATTTTTATAATCTGTTCTGTTGGAGGAATTGCTGTGAGGAATGTCGGCAGTAATATGTTTAATTTGACACAAATCGAGCATTTCTTGAAAATCATTTTTTAAATTCTCAAATCTGAGAATAAAATTTGGCTTGAATGCGCCATCAAACCACTCTGTTTGCTGATGAATTGCAATAAAATCTTTATTATTATTTGAATGATTTTCTTTCATTATGTCGCAAAAATCTTTGAAAGAAATATCGTTTGATTCTTCATATAATGTCCCAAGGCGATTTTCTTTGGCGAATTGAAACATGGAAACGGCTCTATCAAATGGATTCCTCACAACAGCAAAGGACATGTAATTTTTCACCATGCTTCCAAAAATTCCATAGATTTCGTCTGGCTTTGCATGAGTTGGAGAAAACCAATTCTTATATAGTTTTTTCTTGAACAAGGCATCAATAAATATTTTCTCATGTTTTTTGATGAGATTATGCTCACCAAGATGTGAATAAATGGAAGTGCTGGCATTTTTAGGAACACGAACAAAAATCATGCTCCAAATCCATTTATGAGAACATGGAGAAAGTTCTAGCATTTTGGCCAAACTTTAAATTTTAAGTTTTCAAAAATGTCTGAAAATTTAATGATTGAGATTTCGTCTTTGCGCCCTTTTCTTTGGTAAATTTTATAAAGAGCGTCTCTTGAGCAATCTACCCTGCTATTTTGATCAACGATTTTCATGCACAGTTTCCATAGGCAGGGGCGACTTACTAAAATAAAGTCGTTCTCTCGCTCAAAAGCAATGTATTGCGCTGCTCCAACAAGCCATCCACCATTACCAGCCACATTCAAAAACTCAACCCAAATCAAATCGTTATTTGTTTCTTCGTCCGTTCTTTTGATTTTTTTGCTTGCTTTAATGTCTATGGAATAAGTGGGATAATTCTCTTTTGAAAGAAACACATCAACGTGGGCGAGTTGTTGTTTGCGATCAGCTTTAATTGCTTTCCACCCTTGTTTTTCTGCGATTGAAATGAATAAAGCTTCTGCATCATGTCCTTTTTCTGAACACTCTCCTGTTCTGTCAAACCGATTACGGTATCTCATGATATGCGAAGTCTCTTATAAATTGAAAATTAAATACTTTTTGCGCTAGAGCGACAAAAGGTTGTTTTTTATGTTTGCGGCGAATATTGCCAGCGATGTATTTTACACCGTACTTTTGTTTAAGCAACTGATAAATATCATAAGAAGCGTTCTGAAAAAGATTCTTGTTAAAGTTTCTTGACGCAGCAAATACAAATTCGCATATTTTTTCATCTTTATTGAACTCTTTTGGAATTTCTAGAGTCTGTAAAAAAAAATCAAATGCTATAAAAAATATTAATGAATTATTTTGTGAAGCGTAAAATATTTTTGTTTTTTCTATTAAGAATTTGAAATACTCTTCGTGTTTAGCGTTTAACTCGGAAAGGGTTCTGCATTTAAAATCTATGGGTTTTGATCGCTGCAAGAAATCTTGAAAGAGGGTTTTGAGTTCTTCGATTTGTTGCGCGTCTCCTAAAAATTCGTGTAATTTATAGTTTAAACCGTTATTATTTTTAACCATGCCCATTAACAATAAAGTTTCTAAAGATTTGCTTGATTTGGAGCCGACAGCAGTTTTAGAATTTTATAAAATCTACTATGATACGGTGAACGAGCCAGACTCTTTCTTTCCGTTTCATCCTTGCTCGAATGGGCTTTTGGGCAAAATAGTATTGAATGGAATATCCTATGTGCCGTTAGCTGTTGAGGTTGAAGATTTTGAATCAAATATCTTAAACAGGATTAGTCGCCCAAGAATCAGGATCAGTAACGATCAGTTGGTTATCAGTCAAATTCTTCGGAGAAAGAATGATTTTAAATTTGCAAAGCTTGAGAGAGTAAAAATTTTTGTTAAATACATTGACGATGTGAATTTTGAAGGCGGCATAAATCCTTATGGCGTTGCCGATCCAAACTCTGAAATTTCCCGCGACACTTATGTTGTTTCTCAAAAGACACAGGAAAACAAGTCATTGGTTGAATTTGAGCTAACTGCGCCGTTTGATTTGGAAAATTTTACCATTCCTGGCCGTTTAATCATGGGAAGGTATTGCTATTGGCAGTATAGAGGATTGGGATGTCACTATTTCGGCCCTCCTGTTTGTCAAGAAAACGACTCTCAGTTCACTTATGTCCCAACAGGAACTTTCAACTTTCAAAGTTCAAATAACGAATGGAGATATGGGGCTTATTATGGAGCAGGCGCTATAGTGTATATCTCAACTCAAAAAGACCCGTTCAAGACTTGGTATATTTGTAACGAAGCTCATTTGGCGTCTGAGAATAACATGCCTGGATTAGATAATGCTCCTTGGGAAAAGGATGGTTGTTCAAAATCCATTGGAGCTTGCAAAAAAAGATTTTACGAACCCTCTATTTCATACAGTGGAATATCAGGCTCTTCAACAATAACTGGTTCTGTTTATAATCCTGTGCCAAGTGCTCAAACAGCCAACTTGTCTTCGTTTTATTTGCCTTTTGGCGGGTTTCCAGCAACAGATAATTATCAATATGGACAATCTTACGGTAAAAAATAAAAGCTTTAAGAAGATTTTGGCTTTTATTCAAGAACATTGTGAAAGATATTTTGCGGTAGAATGCTGTGGTTTTATTGGTAAAAATGGGAAAGATTATGTGGTTCAATTTGTGCAAAACAGATCACCAAGACCAAATGATTTTTTTTGCGTTGATCCTCTTGATTATTTAAAATTCAAAAGCGAAAATGAATTTGTTTCCTTGCTTCATTCTCACATTAATGGAGATGAGTCTTTCTCTGAAACAGATAAGGCTAATTCTGAAGCAACATGTTTGCCATCTATTGTTTACTCGTTAAATACAAAGAAATTCGCTATTTATGAGCCAAAAACTCATGAAGTAGATGTAATTACTCTTAATAAGGTAAAAGGCTATCTATGACAGAAATTCATTTACATGGTATTTTAGGGCAAAAATATGGGAAATTGCATAAATTTGCAATCAAAAACCCTCAAGATGTGGTGCGGGCACTAGAGGCGAACCATGAAAACTTCACAAAAGACCTGAAAGACTTGTTAAAAAATAACATTATTTATTCTATTGTTGCTGATAATCAGTGGATTCGCGGCGGTCTTCACAGTAAACAACAAAAAATTAAGAAAATAGATTTTGTGCCGACAATTTTAGGTTCTGGGCCAGTTGGGTTTGCAGTGGCTTCCGTAGTTATTTCTGTGGCTGCGGCAGTTTATTCCTATGTTCAAGCGGGGAAACAACAGTATCCTCAAATTCCTGGAGCGGAGGGAACCACTTCTGCATCCTCTAAATCCCTCTCGTTCTCTAATCGAGAAAATCTCGCTGAACAAGGCAATCCAGTGCCACTAGCCTATGGAAGAATAAAAGTTGGCTCTTATGTTGTGCAGAGCACAATTAAATCTTTCCCACTTACTCTTACTTTAACAGACGAATTTTTAAACTCAACATCTAAAAAATCTGGAAACCAAGTGGCTATTGTTGATGCTCCAGATTCAGTCCTAAGTAATCCAACATTCTCATGAATCATTTTTCTAAAAAATATATTAATGGTATTGTTGGAGCGGGCGGAGGCGGAGGCGGCTCCTCGTCTCCTCCACCTCCACCAACATTAAAACCGCCGAAGCTTGGCGATTTGCAAGCTGTATCTTCTTATGATTATTCTGAGAGTATTGATTTGATTTCCGATGGCGAAATTGATGGATTTGTTGATCCAAAAGGTAGATATGTGGAAAACATTAGATTATTTGAGAGCGTTTATTTAGAAGATGTCGTTGTGCGACAATCGGTTGACGAAAGCTCTTCAGAGATTAAGTTTGAGTATGATTTGAGCTTTATCCAAACAGCGCTTGATAACAGATTTTATAATAATGGAAGTTTTGTGGAAACTTCGATTAGCGACCTCTCTTCCTTTTCGGCGAACAATGGCGCTGGAATATCTTGTTCTTTCTTATCTTCTAAAAATGATATTGCAAGTTCTATTTTCGCAACTTTGTCAAAAATTAATAGCGATTACACTTTAAGCTCTTCTAATAAAGACTCTGATATTTTTAAGCAACTGAGAATTTTAAATTCGCAATTTAATTTTTTATCAGAAAGAGAAGTGCAAACCTATCTCTTGCCAGACTATCCAGACAATTTAGTTGATGAGTATCCTTTTGTTTCTCTCAAGGTTTCTTTTGAAGTTCCATTAGATTCTAGCTACGTTTTTTCCATTGATGATTTGTTTCAATTTGAAAATGACGTTTATAATCAAATCTATTTTGACCTAGAATCAACAGAGCTACAGAATAAAAAAATTCTCTCGCCCAAAAAGGCAATCAATCTAACATATTTTGCTCTAAGAGACGGTGCTTTTTATCTTAGCGGAGATTTTTATTTATTCATATATAAAAGGGATGGTTATTTATTGCAAAATGGAATTGATGCAATAATTAAAGAGGTTCAGGCTGCCAAAATCATTAGGACATTTGCCAAGTTTAACTATTCAAACGTTTCTTTAGAAACAAGAAACGGCCAAGATTTGCAAAAACCTCTAAGCTTATTTAATAAGACGTATCTGACAAAAGATTATGGCACAAAACTAAAAGGCCCGTTTCAAAAAGGTCAACCAGTATTAACGCTACTAAATGCAGAATTTAATACTGCGGATACCAGATATAATCAAAATAGCGCGGCTTCAAGCAGTGGAAAACTGTCTGATTCGGAAGTGGTAATTGCTCAATCATATATCACTCAAACCGAATATAATGATTATAAGAATTTACATACATATTTGTTTAGAAATGATTCGTCTTTTGAAGCGGACGTATCTGCCGTTAATAACAATGGAGCCTCTAACCAAGGATGGTATTTTAAAAATATTTCAATTTCTACCGATATAATCAGCGCACAATTTTTTGCCATTGGCACAGGCACGTTAAATATAACGATTTCTTTTGATAAAAATACAAAAATTTTTAATAGATATTACATTTATAATGTAAACGGAGGAACGCAATACTCATATCCATTTGTAAACGAGGGAACAACATATATTACTTCATCGAGTCAATTTGATTCGTATTATTGGAATAATACTCCTGAAATGTTTTCTACTTTATGTCGCGTCTTGTTAGATAAATCGTTGAGTGTAGAAGGAAGCAGTGATACTAGAAAAACAGACGCCTCAACACTTGTAAGTTTCAGTGATTGGAACAAAGATTACACAAAGTATTCTTACGAGCCTTCGTCAAGAATTACGCATGTTATTTTAAATCCTAATGTTGAACAAGTGTTTTTAACAATCAATATTAATGCGTTAGGGGATACCGCTCAGCAAAACATGACTTTATTAAAGTCAGATGGCGTTAATGAGTCTGTAGAAGCTGGCGCAAGCATCCCTTCCGTGATTGAATTTATGGTTGAAGCTGGATACCAAAGTTTAGATGGAACAGAGGAGGTGTCGTTGCAGCGCAGATACCAAATCAGAGGATTGATAAATTCTCCTGTTTATATTGATGTTGGAAGAGAAGAAAACGCGCAAGCGATTCAACAATATAGTCGTTTTATTTTAGGAACTGAGAATATTGCTCAGCCAATTTCTATTCCTAAAAGTCAAAACGGCAAGACTCGTTTCGTAAGAATTTACCGTTTAACTTATGAATCTTATTCTTCTCTGGTAAGGCGCGAAATCTATTTGCAAAAAATAACAGAAATTATTAACGCTCCATTTTCTTATCCATATTCTGCGATTTGTGGATTAAAATTAGATGCGAGATCGCTTTCTTCAATACCTTCTCGTAGTTATGACGCAAGGTTTAAAAAGGTTTTCGTTCCAAGTAATTATTTCCCGCTCAAGTCAAACGGCCAAGACAAAAGATATATACTAGGCTCTGATCTCTCTGTTTTTAATTCATTAAGTCCTCTCGATGATGATAAAATTATTTATAGGGATAATTGGGACGGAACTTTTAAACTATCTTGGACAGATAATCCTGTATGGATTTTATTTGATATTCTAATAAATAGAAGATATGGGTTGGGGAATTTTATTTCTCCATCCGAAATTAACTATTGGGAGCTATACAAAATTGGAAGATATTGTGATGCTGTTGATTCTAATGGCGTGTTTGTTGGCGTGTCCGCCGCTGATGGGGGTTTAGAGCCAAGATATGCTTTTAATGGAGTTATTGCGGACAAGGTAAATGTCTTTGAATCTTTGAAATCTTTAATTGCTTCTTTCCGTGGCAACATGTTCTATACCAATTCGGAAATTAATTTTACCAATGACCGATTAAAGCCAATCATGGCATTCTTTAATAATGCTAATGTCAAAGACGGCATGTTTAACTATGCAAACGAGCGAAGAGATTTGCAATATAATGTTATTGAAGTTACTTATTTGGACAGGGATGACTTGTTCAAACAAAAAATTGAATATGTTGAAGACCCTGATGACATTAAGGCTCGCGGTATTTTAAGAACAACTGCTCAAACTTTTGGTGTCACAAGCAGGGCGCACGCAAAACGTCTTGGTGAACACATTATTTACTCGACAATTAATGAAGATGAAAATGTGGCATTTGTTGGAGGGTTGGAAACTCTTCTTTGCAGGCCAGGCGATCTTATTGCGATCAATGATAACGTTAAAACTTTAAAAAATCATGTGGGGCGTGTTTTAAATGTTGACCCAATTAATAATTCTATATATACTAATGTTTCTCTTAAATCATCTGATTTTAGCTCTTCTGGACTAACTGGAGAAATTTCAGTCTTAATTCCTACTGGGAAATTACAATCGGAAGACTTTTACAATCTGGCTAAATCTCCAGACGCTTTAAGTATTTCTGAAATTTATCAAACAGACATTCCTATTAGAGTTACTTTTCAAGCAACGGGAACTCAGTTAATGGACTCATCTCCAGCTTTGGATTATGGTTCCAACTTCTTTATTGACACGGGGTGCTCTGGCTATCCATTATTTCAACAAATCCGCGCTGGAACTCCATGCTCGATCACTATTGCAAATACCAAACAGCAAATCTATAAAATACAGTCAATCAAAGAATTAAACTTAAACGAATATGAAGTAATTGCTTCTAAATTTGATACTGGCAAATTCAGCGAGATTGAAAGCGGGGAAACGGGGCTGATGCAAGACTTTTTCTCTGCTTTCCCTAGTTCAAGAAATACTAGTGTGAGCGAAGGTAGTGGCGAACTCTTACAAAATAAATTTAAATATGATTTGGCTTTCCCAAATATTTTGGCATTTAGAACTGGAAATTGGGATATGCAATCCGATACAGCAGATTTGTCTGGAAGATGGAGCGCTGTTCCAAATGCTGATTGCTATAATGTTGAATTAGTAACTCCTAAATTCAAGAGCATAAAACAAACAGTAACAGGAACATCTGCTATTTTTGAAGATCAAACTGAAGTTGGCAGGTTTACATTAAAGGTAACGGCCAGAAATACTGGCTCTTACCCTAACCCCATATCTGCCACATCATTTTCTACCGCCACCGTGCTTTCTTACTCTGCCCCAGTAAGAAATAATGGAATTATTCAGGGGTTTGTAATAAATAGATAATATGCCAACTCCCTCGCCTTCGCCAACTCCTTCGCCAACTCCTTCGCCGACGCCTTCGCCGACGCCTTCGCCGACGCCTTCGCCGACGCCTTCGCCGACGCCTTCGCCGACGCCTTCGCCGACGCCTCCTCCTCCAACGCCAACGCCTTCGCCGACGCCTTCGCCGCCCCCGATACCTTCGCCAACACCTTCGCCCTCGCCTACGCCTCCACCTTGGACTCCCATCACTCCATTTACTCCTCCGCCGCCGCCAATAGAACCTGGATTTTATCCATCTTCCTCTTCAAAAGGAACAGGTGTTAGTTTTTATTACTCAAAATATAAGGACGCCTCTTTCAATTTTCAATATAAAGACATTTACGATAACGAAATCTCCAGTGATCTTCAATTAGCTCAAAATCAAGGATTGACAGTTTATGATTTTTATTATAAGGTTTCTTTATTGTCAACTGGAGCTTGGCCAAGCACCGCTGATGCATACATGGTAGCTGAAAATTTTGCCACTGATCAAAGAAGTTTATCTTTTGATTTTACGCAAACAAAAAATGCCGAGCTTTTTGGCTCCGTTTCTGGACAAAGATATTACTCTTTGTTATTTAATGTCCGTAATAGGGGCGCGGATAATTCTGTTTTAGCTACCGTATATCATTTGCCAGCAAACATCTCGACCGTAGAAGTTGAAGACTATTACTCTTCTCAAATAACTGGAATTATTAATGATGTTTTAACTACTTGGTTATATACTGGTGATGGGGCAGTGAGCGGTTTTGATGTTACGGGCGCTCAGAATGCATTCATTACAGGCATTACTTCTGGCCTTTCAGAAGTTACAAGCTGGACTTATTTTCCGACTGGTAATGTTTCTGGTTTTGCTATTACTGGTTATAGTAATAGTGGTAATTTTTATAATTTATATTCTGGCGGTAATTTAATTAATCCAACTGAATATGAAATCAAGTTTTCCAATCCAACTCCAGAGGTAAATTTTTACTCTTTACCGAATGCGTTTACTCTTTCAATTATCGAATCCACAGGAACAACTGGATTCTTGTCAACAAACTATAGAGTTTTTGTTGATGGGTTTGAAGAGCTTTCTGGAAACTATGTGATTGATGGAAACAGTCAAACTCTATCATTTTATACTCCGCCAATTAGCGGCTCATCAGTCACGATCCAAGAATTAACTGGAGTATCAAAATTACTAAACGTGCCATTAAGCGGGCAAGTTAATTTTACTGTTAATTTTGACGAAGATGCCGTAGAAAATTACATTCCAAGATCGCTAGACGTTTATACTGGGACAAGCAGTGGAGTTGAAAACTCCTTATCTGGATTTAGCTTATTGAAGACCATAAGCTTTTTAGAAAATTCTGCCTCTCAAACTTTTTTTGTTTCAGCCAATGAGGTTCCAGTTAATCAATATTTATTCTATAAATTCTTGCCAAAAGATGATTTTGGAACTGGTTATCTTTATACTTCGGAAACAAGTGGTTATTTATTTTCAGCACCAACAAGGTTTTTATTTGAAAACGGAATTCCACCAACCCTCTCTTTTGAACAAAGAACGGGCAATTTCTTTAGCGGCCTTTCAACTCCAGCCGTATCATCTGGAGTTGATGGAGCTTTAATTTATCAAATAGGAGATTCTGGCCAAAATCTCTACTTGGTCAAATCTGGCGAATGGAAAACCATTCTTCCTTATGAAGAAATTTCTGGAGATATTTACCAAAACTACATAAGATATGTTTCTCCGCCATCTTCTGCAACGGGTATTGGTAGTGTAGGAGATTTATCTTTGAGCGGTGTTTATTTATATGCTGCCACTGGAACAAACCAGTGGGGCAGGGTTCAATTATCCTCTTGGTGATTAAATGGCTTAAATATCAAGTAGTCTGGCTGATTCTCTTTTTCTTTGTATTTGTTTTTAAATACAATTACATTTTGAGTAATCGTTTCTCCATTTGAATCTTGCAATACTATCTTACCAGATAGGTATTTATTATTCTTGCCCTGTTTCAGCCACAGGCTCCCCAGATTGTTTTTCGACCAATTCGTAGAATTGTTTTGTTGCTTCGATGAAGTCTTTTCTTGCATGTCGTGGAACCTTGTTATATTGCTTTTTCAAGCGCCGATAAACTCTTTTGTTAATGGCGTTGCTTTCTGGATTTGTGATTGCTCTTAATTGTTTTGCGACTGTTTTTCTCATATTCTTTTAATATACGATTCTGAATCTTTTTTAAATCCCATTTTTTGATAAATTTTTTTCAATCTAGATGAAACTGGATGATTTTCCACGCAATTCATGACTATATATTTAATCTCTTTATTTTTTGCAAACTCAAGAGCCTTCCAATAGAGCGCTATTGATGCTTTCGGATTTTTACTGATCCAAAAGTTTTCCAAAAATATTCTTTCGTTCAAAAAAGGATTTCTCAAATCTGAGAATATTATAATGCCATCAGCGCGATTTTTATCAATATTTGCCCAACAATGAATACTGTTATTTAACAAAGAGTCGTGAGCAAATGAATCAATAACAGATTGTGCGCAAATTGGTAGATAATTATGTCCAAACTTACGATTCTCTTCTTGAAAGAGAACGTCTAAATCTTTCCAAGCTTTTTCAAATTCTTGGGCAGAAACTATTTTCTTGATCATTTTGACGCAAGAGCAAGAAGCTTGCGGCTTTCCTTGATTGGAATGTCTTCAAAAGAGTTCCAATTAGCAGCCTCTTCATTCTTGTATGTTTCATCCTTCCACATCTTTCTCAGGTGTTTTTTAAAGGATTCAAAGTCTTGGCAACCAAGATTTTGTTTGGCTGCATTTCTAAGAGCGTGTTGTGGAGTTAGGGACTGAACAATCGCTTCACTTTCTTCATAAGCGACTTTATTTTTAGACTTATCAATTTCATCATCTCCAACGATATGAATATTAAGGTAATTGCGCACAGCGCGAACAAAGGCGCGGTTTTCAGCGATTGGCTCAAGAAATTTGACGCCAAATCCTGAACAGTTTTCAAAAGTAGCATTGGCTGTGCTGCTAAATGTTTGAGAATTGCCATCGCTTTCATAGTTGGGCACCCAAGAAATCGTGCAAACTGCTGTGGCATATTGGGAAGAAACTGTTTCAATTTTAAATTGAACATCAAGAAATCCCCTAAGTCTTGCAAGTTCTTTAATACCAGCCAGCTTAACAAGAAGCTGATGATCTCCCAAGCCCTCAATAGAATCTGGAACTTGCAGTTTGCGAGTTTCAAACCAATCCTTGTTCGGATAGAGATGTTCTGGCTTGATCATTGCCCGCCAGTTAATTGAGCCGTCTTCGTTAAACTTGTATTCGACGCCTTCAATAAGGCCGAGTGCGTTACGCTTGTATTGATTAGGATTCATAAATAAAATAGTGATCTAAGTCTGTCCAGAAGGATTCATTATAGATCACATCAGAAGCTCTGTCAACAAAAACTTTGTCTAAATCAACATGCGCCTTGGAAGGATAACGCTTGCCGTTTGAAAAAATATCTTTTTTAGTCAAAAATTTCAAATTTGGAATCTTGGAAAGATTATTAATTGTTTCTTGATTCGGAGGATCGTCAAGCTCCACTCTAAAATCAAAATAGAAGTTTCTGATTTCCGCAAGATTTTGTTTATTTTTTGTGCTGCACGAAATATCAACGCCAAGATTCTTAACAGATTCAAGATATTGATTGCTAAAATCACTTGTGTTTTCTATTTGAAAAGTGACTTTTTTAATATTTTTTTTGCATTGAGACAAGAGTTGCAAATTAATTGGTTTTGCGGAAATGATGTGGCAAGCATAATTTGAACACCAAGCCAGTAAATTATTTTCATTGTGAAAATAATCCATTCTGATATTGATCATTCTATTCTTTAATTCTTCTGCAAAACCGTAAAAGTCTGGAATGATTTCGACCACCCCTTGAGAATAAGACTCTCCAATGAATTTTGTATTGATGCTTTTGGTGTATGGAATTTTTAATAATTCACAGACATTTTTTACAACATCTTCTGGCTTGATGGTGTTAATTGATTTAGGCTTTTCATAATAACTATAGCTTGGCTTGCGACCATTTCTATCAGCTTCTAAAATGCGCACTTTATCTGGACTGCTCCAGTATGGATGGGCATGACTTGGATAAATGTGAGAATAAAGAACAACAATTGGAACATCGAAAGCGCTTGCTTGATGAATTGGAAAACTATCAATGCCCAAATGCAGGCTTGAATTTTTAACAATATATGATGTTTGCTTTCTAGAAAAACCAAGGAAAGATTTGTCAATCAATGGCAGTTGCGGGTCTTCTCCGCCGCCAATTTGATAAATTTTATAGCCCAATGGGCGCAAAAGATTTTTCAAAAGCTCTATGACTTCTGGAAAGAATTCATAAAACTTGGAATCAATTTTGTTATCAACGTGAACAGTGATATATTTGTCGTCAACAACAGGAATATAATGGGTTGGAAAAATTGGCTTGCCAATTTTCACTCCAAGATTTTTGGCGTATTCCTCAATTAAATGGCTCATTTTAGTCTCCTTTTTCTACGCGAATAGAATCACTATCTTCGTGGTGAGTTGAAAATTCCATGATTTCAGAATCTTCCAAGGCCAAGAGGCGATGCCTTAATCCAGTTGGGACATGAAAAATATCACCAACAGAAAGCTCTTGCACAATTGCCGCGCCAATATCATTACTATAGCCGTAGTATAAAACTACAGAACCTTTGTTGATATAGAATGTTTCTGTCTTTTTTTCGTGATAGTGCCAAGATAATTTCTTGCCTTTATGCATGAATAAAAGCTTGCCGCAATAATCGTCACGATTAACAATCCATTTTTCGTATCCCCAACCTTTCGGGACGAAATGAGAGGTTTTCCAGCCTTCGCTAGAGAAGTTGGAGTTGAGTTCTATCTTTTCCATTATGTTGATATGTGAAATGTCTTTGTGTTGTGATGAATGGCAAAAACGCCAATTCAAAATATCCTTTGTGTTCTCCTTGCCCCTCTAAAAACAATAGATTGTCGAAAATTGGAGAGTATGGTAATACTTTATGAACCGCTGGATGTTCATCAACAATCTCGAAAAATTGAGGCAAGGTAATAAAGTAGATGTTGTGATCTGGATACAATGCTTTGAGATTTTGGAGCAATGAATTAACCATTAACACATCTCCTGCTGATTGCGGCATAACTACAGCGATTCTTTTGCCCTCATCGTCTTTATCTAAAACGTCTCCAATATCAATCGTTTTTTGCTCTGGCTTGGCTGCTGTATGGCGAAAATGATTAAGAACTTGTTCTCTGTTCAAGTCAGATTTTAACCTATCTACCCAATGTAAACATCCTTGATTATGCTTGTCAACTGTCTCTCCTAGAATATTAGCGTAAAGATCAATAACCCATTCGGCATTGTTTTCTATATTTGGGGGCTGATAATTAGGATTTTTGGATTTTGGCGCGAAACTCCAATTTTCCACAAGAGGAGCTTTATCAAATAAATCTTCTAGCTGCTTGCATATAACTTCAATCGAGCAATGGTCAACAACAAACTGTCTGGCTCTTTTGCCAAGTTCCGCCCGCTTTTCAGGCTTCATGTTGTAAACCTTACTTAACTGCTTGCAAATGCTAAAGGCGTTTGTGGAGGCTTTAATAAATTGAGTTCCTGGCTCTCTGTATTCTGACCAATCTAAAGGTAATCCTCCGCTTTCTTCTGTGCAGTAATCCTCGCCACAAGAATAGTTTGTAACAAGAGTAATTAGTTCTGCCAGTTTTGCTTCTTGCACGGGAATTTCTTGACCCCCGCTGGTAAATGGATGGCAATAAACATCCATGAGGTTGTAAATCTCATTCAATTGAACCTCATTAACGCCATGAACAATATTGGTTGTGGAAACGCTTTTTTCGGCGTTGCAGAATTTGCATTTTAAATCCTGACCTTGAAACGATTTAATCTCGTATTGGCGGCAATTTTTACAAAAATAAGTTGTTAAAATGTCTGATCCGTTAATTCCTTTTTCTCTCAAGAGTCTTGGAATGTCCCAACCTTCTGCCCAGTGAGTGTGCAGTAGTAGTTTTGCTTTTGAATCTGGATTTTTTAATTTAAATTCAGAAAAACCATCAAGCATATTTGGCACGCTTTTTCTAAGCTGGTTTCTGAATACAAAACCAATAATAAAATTATCTCTTAATCCAAATCTATTTCTGAGTTCGGATTTCGCTTTCTGGCCAAGATTATAGAATTGATTAGTGTCAAGCGTTCCATGAAGGGTTTTGACATGATCGTATCCCATCTCTTTTAGAGCCTTTTCAGCAAACGATGCCCATACATAGTAGTTCTTTACCTTTGGGGCTGCATCAACAGCGTCAGGGAGGATTGGAAGCGAATCTAGAGTAGTCCAGATAATAGATGTGATATGATTCCACCAAGGCTTGTCCCAAAACCCATTAAAGGCCCAAATATCTTCAATGCCAACATAAACATCTGGTTTGAGTTTCTCAATGGCATTATCAATGCCATAGGCTCCATAATTAGCAGCTCTTTCTTTTGTTCCGTCTCCCTTGATCTGTCCCAATACATTTTGGTTTGGAAGCGAGCCGTAGCATTCCCAAGGTTGGGATTTGCAATCTGGAGCGTCCCAAGGCAAGCCATTAGCAAATTCTATAAGTTCATATTTGCCAGTTTCATGAAGTTTGCGCAAAATATTTTTATTATTTTTCCCGAATCCAGTGAATAATCGGGAAAAATTTGTATGAAATAGAATTCGCTTTTTTCTCATGTTATTCCGATGCTTGATTCTTCGATTCAAAAATCTTGACTAGGCATGTTTCAAGGAAAACCCGAAGAGCTTCGGCTTCTGAAAGCTCAACGCCCATACCAAACTTTTGATTTCCATTTCTAGAAACAGAAAATGAAAAAGCATCAGCGCCGTCCTTTTTCTTATATCTCGTCCAAGAAATCTGGGTCTTGTTTTCTTCAAATGAATGGAATGCTTTCCATTCTCCATAAGTGCGGATGGCATGAATAAGACCGCCGATTTCATTTTCGTTCAGCTTGATGGCAATGGTCTTTTCGGGGTTTTCGCGATTGCCAGAGAATGATCCGTTCTTGGTCTGTTCGTTCCAAGAAAACTGCTGGATTCCATTGACATAAACTGTTGGTTGTCCCTTGTTAGAAAGCTGGAACGAGAAAGCGCATCCAGTATTTTTGCTGTTTGGTTTATAGAAGGCTAAATTCATATACGATAATACGAAATCTATAAAATGTTTCCACTTGTTATTATAATTAAATATGAAAAAAGAAGTTTTATGCTTGCTGCCAGATTATGTTTTAAATAGCCCCATTTTCCACGCATGGGAGTCTTTTTTGCTTTCGCAAGAGATAGTCGTTAATAAAATTTCTGTGACTGGCGGATGTAAAGACTATTTAAAGTTATTTAAAGAAAGCAATAACATCATAACTTGGAATTGTAGAACGAAACATTCTTGGATAGAAGAGCAAAAAAAGAATGTTTTATTTATAGATAACTCTTTGTTAATTCAGGCTTCTGGAATTTATTTAGATAATGGAGGTTTTTTTTCAGACTCTAATTTAAAAAAGAGAAGCTCGGAAGTTGAGCTTTTAACTCCAGAGGACGAGGAAAATATCAAAAATATTGTTTTGAAAAAATTTAATTACGAATTTTTCTCTCATAACTCAAGCAATAATAAAGTATTGGTGGCTTTGCAGCATCATTTGGATTCAAATATTAATTTCCAATTCCCATTCGGGGAAAAATTCCACGACAAAATTGAAGCAACTCTATGCTTTATCAAAACGTTTTTGCCAAAAAATTATGAAGTAGTTATCCGCCCTCATCCAAGATTTTTAAACCATTGGAATGATAATGTAGAAAAGTATAAGAAATCTTTTTGGGAGAATGATTGGCAAATTGACTTGTCTAAAAATGCGTATCGTCAACTTGACAATTATGGCTATTTAATATCTGTCAATTCGACTTTGGTTCAAGAAGCTGTTTGTCTAGGTATGCCAATTGCGACACTGGGAGTTGGGACATTTACTGGTCATAATGTAACTCTTGAGTGCTCGGAAAACTTTCTAAATCTTGGTGAATTAAGAAAATTCCAACCTTCGCGGCAATCTACCCTGCAATATATAGCTAAAATATTGAAATATAATATTTTACACCACCAAGACTCTTCCGAGAAGATTCTGTCAAACCAAGAATGGTTAAAATTCTACAATAGAATTTAGTTACCAATTTATGTTTGGAATTCTGCCGTCGAATCCTTGATGCGCTTCCATTGGGAAATATTTTTTTATTTTTTCAATATCTCCATTGTCCATATTTAATGTTGGCAAATCAACAGGTTGCTTTCTAACTATCACGCTTATGTTGTATCCATAAGTGCCCACTCTGGCATTTTGACAATCGAATCCAGATAAAATTAAACGATATAAAAGAATTCCAGCATTAAACAAATTAATATGACCGCCCACAACTTGATGTTTTAGTGGTGGAACCGTCACCGCTAAAATGCCATTATCTCTTAAATCATTAAAGCATTTTTTTAAAAAAAGGTCTGGGTTGGGAACGTGTTCTAAAACATGACTGGCCCATATTGCATCAAACTTTTCAACATTGATTGAAAGATAGTCTCCAACAATATCTGCTGGAGGTTTTAAATTAACCGTGGTAACTTTTTTGCCATGCAGCTTCATGAATTCTGCCTGCTGCCCTTGTCCGCTTCCAATATCAAGAATATCTTGAATATCAGTATAAAGCACCAATCTATCTAAACATTCCTTGGCTAACATTATAGTTCAATTTTGACATTTGAGTTTTCAATTGTCTTGGGCTTGTCTGCAAAATGTTTTGCCCCTTTTCTTTTCTTTGAATAGTCTTCGAAGAATTTTTGCTTTACTGGGTCAATTCCACCAGCTTGTTCTGCGCGTTTTGCGCTCATTTCGGCGCTGTAGTCCAGCATGTCGCCAACTGAACCTTTCTTTGATGCAGTGCGCTCTACGAACTTCTGTGCGCTAAATTCGTCCGTTTTGGTATCAATGCTGGCGTTTGGGGCAAAAAATACTCTGTCCCATTTAAAACCATTAGAGTCAATGAATTCATGGACATCATTCATTCCTTGGAGAATCTCAACTTCTTCTCCAGTTTCGGGATTTCGATAACAGTAAATTGGCATATTGATTTTAAAATGAAAAAGCGGGTTTTTCAACCCGCTTTCTTTTATAGAATCTCAATAAACTTGCTTTGTTTTTGCTTGAATGGAATTTTGATTTCCAAGATGCCATCTTCAAGCTTTGCTGAAGCCCTGTCAATATCAGCTTCTTCTGGCAAAAGCCGTGAGATTCCAGACTTGCCGAATTTTTCATTGTTGGCCGAAATCACAAGACAATAATCTTCAAAACTGATTTGAATTTCATTCTTTTTATATCCTGGAGCTTTGATTAATAGTGTAATGTCTTCATTCATAGGTGAGAAATGATTTGGTTTAAAGTTTTTTCGTATGTTAGCTCTTGTGAGAGTTTAATGCCATTTTCGTTTATTGTTCCAATTTTTTGTTCAGCTTTTTCAAATGCTTCAAATACCGACTCCTTGCTCCAATCCCACATAATTCCCTGATTATACATTTCGTTTTCTTTAAAAAAGACATTATCATAGATCGGAATCGTGCCGCTTGGTTCAACAAGAATGCTATTTGATTCAGTTGCCCAATCTTTATGAGATGTTGCATTTAAAACAATAGACCACTTGCCAAGACAGGTTGCATTAAAGCTTGGAAGATTCCATCCCTCGGCTCCAGAAAGGCCCGTAAGATCAATATCAATCGCATTCAGGAAATCATTAACTTCTGCATTGGTTTGCAGATAGGGTAAGAAATTAATGTTGCCATACCTCTTTCCTTGAAGAGTGGAAGAAATAAGTTGCTGCATTTGTTCTTCTTTAAAGAAGGGGTTGGTTACACAGCAAGAGAGAAGATATTTTGGGTTATTGCCATACTTTTCCAACCATGTTTGGATGATTTTTGCCGTGTGCTTTCTCTTTTCAAACTTGCCCATGAGTCCAAAATGGATTCTTTCTGGCAAATACTTTTTACCAGTGATTTGAAAGCTTTGGTCAAAGCCTAGTTTAAAAGAAGCGCTATTGTCACATCCAGTATTCAAGAATTGTTTTGTCGCATAATCTCCGCAAAAGAAAGTTTTTGTTTGGAGCTTGGCGAGCTTCTTTTCAATAAAGGTTGGCTCGGAGGCTTCATAAAAAGTAACTAGATATTGCTTTTCAGTTTTGCGATTATCGCTTCCGTTCAAGTGCCAGAGTTTGATTGCTGGAACATCTTTCTCTAGAACGGAGAAGCGATTGTTCACTGCTGCTTGAAGCCAGAGGGCAAATTCTGGCTCAAGCTTGTGAGCGGAAGCGTCAATGTTCCCAATCGGAAAAAGGCCAACATCAATATTTTTGCGCCACATCTCGCGCAAAAGATTAATTGCCACGTTTCCGAACGAAAGGGAATTAATTGGAGCTTCAAAAATCAACTTCATAAATTAAAATGGAATGTCGTCACCTTCTTCGCCTTCACCGCCAGTGGAAGGCTCCTCTTCATCAACATTTGCAACGACCTTCTTTGGGGCAGGAGCTTTTGCAGATGATGGCGCGGAAGCAGTTGTCTTTTCGCTTTTTTCAAAGCGAGGAACGAATGAAACCTTATCAGCCACAATAAAGGTTTTTGTCACTTTCTGACCTTCCTTATTCTGATAAGAGTCGGACGACAAACGACCATCAACAATAACACTAGAACCCTTCTTTAGAACCTTGGCGCAAGTTTCTCCTTGCTTGTCCCATACATCAACACTGATGTAGATTGGGTCTTTAGAATCGTCCTTGTAGTTTTCCTTGTGAGCAATACGAAGAGAGCAGATAGTCTTTCCTGTTTTTGTATGGCGCACTTCGGGGTCAGCGGTCAAAAAGCCGTATAGAATTGTTTTATTTACCATGTTTTTGTTTATTTATTGTTTAATTCGTGTTTAATTTCCTTGATGAAGCGCTTGTGAATATTAATGCATCCTTGTATTGATAATTTCAACTTCTTTGCTATTTTTTTCCAAGGAGTCAGTTTGTTGCTCTTGCAATCCTTATAACGCATTTGAATGATTTTTCTTACTCTATGATCTGGATTTTTTTCAGCCATTTCATAGATTAAATTAACCGTTTCAAAATCAATATACTCTTTGATGTAGTCCTTGTCAACTAAATGTTCTGCCTCATCGCCCACATCACAATACTCATACTTCTTTGCTTTATTATGCACATTTAAACATTTCCACTTGATTTCATTTCCTAAATATGTGGAAAATTTTATGTTTCTATTTGGATCAAATTTTAAAGCCTTTTGATAAATGAACAGGTTTTTATCATCAATAATGTCATTTTTATTGACGTTTGATTTGTCAGAAATCGTTTGATTGACAATCTGCAAATAGATTCCAGAATGTTTTGCGATTAATTCTTTTATGCAGTTTTCGTCGTTGCTTTTTTTAATTTCTTGGATAAGGGATAAGTCGTCTGCCATTTTGTGATCTCCTCTTGGTCGAAACATTGTTCAAAAATAGCCCAACTGTATTCAGACAAAGAAAATGGATTTTTGGAATCATTGTTGTCTTCAACAGTTTGCCAAACATAAGATAGGTTTGCTTTCGCTTGCAGGATTGGATCGTTCTCCGCTTCCTCCGCGTTTGGAGGAGCAATTAAATTGTTATCTTTATCAAGGCGTGCGATATGAATTAAAAAACCATTTTCTTGAACCCATTCAGCCTCATTTTCGTAACGAACGTCTGAAATAATGGCGATTTCATCTTGCTTGATGTAAGATTTTAGAGTTTGAATCCAGCAGTCCTTGTTTAAAGCTCTGCGGATGTTTGTGCCATAAGCAACAAGAAATGGACGAATGATCTTTTTTTCTTCGTCGTTTTTTGTGAATGGGTCAATGCCTGTCTTCTTCTTTAAGAAAGGGAGAACTTCTCTTTTGAGTTCGTCAGCAAAAGCATATCTTTTAGCCTTAATTCCGAGGCTTTTAAAGATGTTGACAAAGTTATTTGCCAAAGTATCTTTGCCGCTCCGTGCGACTCCTGAAATTCCAATAATCATAAATTAGTACTGCCAAAGCCTCCTTGATTGCGTTCCGTATTTTCCTCAAGTTCAGAAACAAAAGAGAAAGATGGATGAAAATGTTTTTGGAAAACAAGTTGACAAATTTTATCGCCTTTTTGATAAATCTTATCAGTATTTACTGAGCAAAGAATTCCATTGCCATACATATATAAGTCTTCTGGCTGCATGATGTATTTAAACCTTACTTTTAAAGTGTTTCTATAACCAGAGTCAATAACGCCGATGCTGTTTGCCAAAACAAGATTATATTTGCTAACGCTTGATCTTGGGAAAACAAGAGTATAAACATCTTCGCGTGGAGAATTTACTGGTTGAAAACCATCAAGTTTGATGTTTAAATCGTATTCGATATAATCAATAGACTTATATCCTGCGTCAAAAGGCTCTCCTACGATTCTGGGTTCGGTAGCAGCAATCACATCATAACCAACATCCCCTTCATGAATTGGAGGGGAGATTCCGTGATTTTCATCTACAACATCAACTAAATATGGAAAGTTACTCATTTTCTAATTCCTTTGCTAGTTCATAGTGGCCATTGTTAGCTAGTATGGTCGCTGTGTGAACATACGAAATTTTTTCTAAATCTTCTTGAAATTCTTGACAGGAAATAAGAAATCCAACATTGATTGTTCCTAATCCTGCTTCTTCAAAGCAGGCCATAACCTGTTCAATTGCTTTTGAACAAGCTTCTGTAACGTCTGAAGCGTTAACTACGCATTCCCAATCTCCGCTTTGAACAAGGAAGATTTTCTGTTTAAAGTTTTTGAGTATAACCATGATCTTATTCTTGTTCAGAAATATTCTTCTGTCAAGAAGAATTTTCTATTTATACGGTAAGTAATTAAAGTTAACTTTAGTATAAATAATATTTTAAGGACTTTTAACGTTGTGAATAAAAAGAACGCTAGGGATACGAAGGGAGAAGGGGGTAATCTTGCAAAAAATCTGAAAAAAGTTCAAAAAACTTTTTCTGTTTCAAAAATCTTGACAAGCTCATGCATGTGTGTAATATATCGTATGACTATTTTCGACGAGCAAATTTCGCGCAAGCCAGATCGGTATCCTTGGGTTCAAGATTTTATTTCAGCGATGCACGAAGGATTTTGGACGCATAAAGAATTTAGCTTTTCCAGTGATTTGCAAGACTTTAAAGTTAACTTGAGCAAGGAAGAGCAGGAGATTATTATTCGCACTCTTTCTGCCATTGGCCAGATTGAAGTGGCAGTCAAGAAATTTTGGGCAAAACTTGGCGACAATCTTCCTCATCCGTCGTTGACTGATTTGGGATATGTCATGGCAGGCGTTGAAGTTATTCACAATAATGCTTATCAGCGCTTGCTTGAAGTTCTCGACATGGAAGAAATCTTTGAGGAAAATCTCAAGCTTGATGTTGTTTCTGGCCGCGTCAATTATCTTCGCAAATACACTCATCGCTTTTACAAGGATTCAAAAAAGCAATATGTTTATGCTTTGATTCTTTTCACGCTTTTCATTGAGAATGTTTCTTTGTTTTCTCAATTCTACATTATTCTTTGGTTCGGTAGATACCGTAATGTTCTCAAGGATACCACTCAGCAAGTGACCTATACAAAAAACGAAGAACTTATTCATGCAAAAGCTGGCATGAAACTTGTGAATGTGATTCGCAAAGAATGCCCAGAGCTTTTTGACGAAGAATTGGAGGCAAAAATTCTGCATGAAGCAGAAGAAGCTTTTAATGCAGAAAGCAAAATCATTGATTGGATCATTGGAGATTGGAGCGCACAAAGAATTAATGCTGATATTCTTAAAGAATATGTTAAGAGCAGAATTAATGATTCTTTGAAAGAGATTGGCTTCAAATCCTTATTTACCATTGATAAAACTATTGCTAGAGACTATGAATGGATGGATGAGGAAGTCTTGGCAAACAATGCTGTGGATTTCTTCTACCAACGTCCAGTTGACTACGCAAAGAAAAACAAAACCTTTGAACTCGAAGAACTCGTTTAAAAATGACAAAATACTACTGGCTAAATCAAAAATCCCGCGAATTTCTATCTCGCGGATATGTTGGAGAGAATCAAACAGCAGAGGAAAGAGTAAGAGCAATTGCCGAGTCTGCCGAAAAGTATTTAAACATTGAAGGCTTTGCAGACAAGTTTGAAGATTACATGTCTCGCGGATGGTTTAGTTTATCCTCTCCAGTATGGGCAAACTATGGTCTTGAAAGAGGATTGCCATGTTCTTGTAATGGTTCATTCATTGAAGACACAATGGATAGCATTTTGTACAAGAACGCTGAAATTGGAATGATGACCAAAAACGCTGCTGGAACATCAGCATATTTTGGAAAGCTTCGCCCAAGAGGCGCACCTATTAGCTCTGGTGGCGATTCTAGCGGAAGCGTGCATTTCATGGAACTTTTCGATAAAGTGGCAAATGTTGTTTCTCAATCAAATGTTAGAAGAGGTTCAATGGCCGCTTATTTGGATATTGATCATCCAGATTTGGAAGAGTTTTTGCGCATTAGGGGCGAAGGCCATCCAATTCAAGAGCTTAGCATAGGCGTATGCATTTCTAATGAGTGGATGAGGGGTCTTCTAAACAAAGATAAAGATAAGCTAAGAATTTGGGGTCAAGTTATTAAAAAGCGCTTTGAAAGCGGCTATCCATATATTCATTTTACTGGTAATGCAAACGAGCAAGCTCCTGCTGTTTACAAAGATAAAGGGGTAAAAATTTATGCCAGCAATCTTTGCAACGAAATTAACCTCTCTTCCGACAAGGACACTTCATTTGTTTGCGTTCTCTCTAGCATTAATCTTCTTCACTATAACGAGTGGAAAGATACTGACGCTGTTGAGGTTTTAACTTATTTCCTTGATACTGTAACCGAAGAATATATCCGTAAGACTGAAAACATGCTATTCATGTCTGCCGCTAACAAATTCGCTAAGGAGCAGAGAGCAATTGGCCTTGGCGTTCTGGGATGGCATTCTCTTCTGCAATCTAAAAACATTGCTTGGGAAAGTATGGAAGCAAAAATTCTAAATGCGAGCGTTTTTAAGCTTTTAGCAGAAAGAAGTTTAAAAGCAAGCAAGGAAATGGCCGAAAAGTATGGCGAACCAGAAATGCTAAAAGGATACGGCGAAAGAATGGTCACTCGTTTAGCTATCGCTCCAACTGTTTCTTCTTCATTTATTCTTGGCCAAGTTTCTCAAGGTATTGAGCCGCAGAACTCCAATTACTACGTTAAGAAACTCGCCAAAGGTTCATTTACATATAAAAATCCATATCTTAAAGAAGTTTTAAAGGAAAAGGGCAAGGACGAACAAGATGTTTGGAAAAGCATTCTTGAAAACGGTGGCTCTGTTCAGCATCTTGATTTTCTTAGCGAACACGAAAAAGATGTGTTCAAGACTTTTGGAGAAATTTCGCAAAAAGAGATTGTTATCCAAGCAGCACAACGTCAAAAGTTTATTGATCAAGGGCAAAGTTTGAACCTTATGATTCCTCCATCTACTCCTATTGGAGAAGTTAGTAAGCTCATGATTTTTGGATGGGAACAAGGAATTAAAGGTTTTTATTATCAAAAGTCTAGCAATCCAAGTCAGCTTTTGGCACGTTCACTTAATGAATGTAAATCGTGCGAGGCTTAATTAATTGTTGATAAAATACTTTTTTAAGTGTAAAAATTAAACATGGAAGTAGATTTTTCTCAACAGATTTTAGAAGGTAAAGCTCGTTCTGGCCCAAAGAGTTCTGCTCAAACACCTGCCAAACCAGAAGAACGCAAGAAAGGTTCAAAAATCAACGAACCTGGCTCTGCTGGCACAACTCCAGATGCAAAAGAGCGTGCCGAGAAAAATCTAAAAAAAGATGATGAAAAAGAAGTCGTTAAGGCCGAAATCTCTTTTAATGATAAAATTACCGAAGCTTTAAAAAAGAAAGTTGAAGATCATAATTCCAAGCATGATAAGAAAGTTTCTCTTTCTCAATTGAAGAAAGTTTATCGTAGAGGTCTTGGAGCGTTTAGTTCAACTCACAGACCTGGAAAAAGCCGCCAGCAATGGGCAATGGCCCGCGTCAACACCTTCCTAAAAATGATGCGTGGAGAAAAGGTAAAAGACTCTTATAAAGCTGCCGATGGAGATATTGCTAAAGGTTCTGAGGCTTTTGACCATAATCAAGACTATTTTGATTATGAAGATGTAGAACTTCAATTGGCACATATTCATTTAATTGAGGCTGGAGTCGCTTTTGAAGAAATGAACATCTTTAATGAAGATATTGATTATTCAGAAGCAGAAAAGAAAACTTTAAACAAGCCTTTTCGCCTTCCTTCTGGTTCTAATAAGAAATTTGGCGTTTATGTTAAGAACGATAAAGGCAATACAGTGATGGTCAAGTTTGGCGATCCGAACATGGAAATCAAACGCGATGATCCTGAGCGTCGTAAGAATTTCCGCGCCCGCCATCAATGCGATACTAATGTTGGCCCTAAATGGAAAGCTCGTTACTGGTCTTGCCGTTTCTGGAGCAAGAGTCCTGTTTCTAAAATGACGGCGGAAGAATTAGACAAACTAGACCCAATTGAAGCTTTTTATATCAAGCAAGAAGAAAGACTTGCTGCTTTAGCAGATGGAAGCTTTGATGAGGAATATCTTCCTCTTCAAGAAGAAATCTTAGCTCTGAATCCTCTTCTCGATAATGTTTATTTTATCGAAGAAGAAGTAGGAATTTAAGTAGAAAAATTCGGAAGCTATCGTATCATACTTGTGACCGAGCAAGTATTAGGTATTATTTATACGTTTTGTTTTTCAATCTGCTATTTGCCGCAGATTTTAAAGAGTCTTTCAACAAAGAATGTTGAAGACGTTAGCGTTCAGATGTTTATCTTGTCAATTATAGGGTATATCTCAGCAATGGGATATACCTTTTTGCGTGTTAGGTTTGACTTTTGGTGGACGATTAATTATTTGTTTGGGCTTGTGTCTTCATCAATCATGGTTTGTATTTATTATAAATATAAGAAAAATTGAATATGTTCAGTATTTATCACTCAGCGTTTAATCTAATTAAACATGGCTTTGTTGGATGGCAGCAAAGTGTTCAAAACTCTTGTCAATTCGCCGAAGAAGTTGTTATCGCAATCAATACATCAACTGATGGAACAAGACAAGCAATCGAGGAATCTTTAAAAGAATTTAATAATTGGAAAATTATTGAAACAAATTTTAGCTACCAAGACCCTTGGCTAGATGGAAAAATTAAAAACGAAGCATTGCAAGCTTGCACGCAAGACTTTAAGATTCAGCTTGATCTAGATGAGTACATTCCACTGTGGCAAAAACCATTATGGGAAAACTTAGCAATGCAAATTGCACTAAGTCCAGTTCAGTGCGCAGCGGTTGCATCAGTGAATCTTTATAAAGATTGGGAGCATTTTGCTTCAATTACTAATAAGCAATACTTCCATAAAGGGCAAGCTTACAGAGCGCCATGTATTCAGGCACGAAAACCAGACGGTACAATCAATACTAAAATGAGCGATGGTTGCGATTTAGTTGACGCTTCTGGCAATTTTGTTAGCACAATCGCCACATCTAATAGCCAAGAAATCTTGGAGCAGAATGTTTCTCCATTTGTTATTCATTTTGGATATGTTGACCTAGACTCAAGACTAAAAAGAAATCATGAGTTTTGGCACGAACACTGGTATGTTGAAGGCGGTGGACAAGACCCTGCTCACAAAATTCACATGAAGCACGAAGATTTCGATCAACTATATATCCCTCATTCTTTAAAACTATGATTCAAGAACTACTAAAACAATTAAGACCATATAGTCTTCCATATAGAATGGTTAGGGTAGGAAATCCAATTAGAGATGGTGGATACGGTTTATATGAAAAATTTACATTAGAGTCTGATGCTGTATATTCATTTGGTGTTGGAGAGCTGCCAGAACAAGTTGAATTCGATAGACAAATGGCTTCTTTAGGCAAGAAGGTTTACATGTATGATTATAGCGTTGATGGACCACCTATTAGTCATGAAAATTTTCTTTTTCATAAAGAATTTGTTTCTTCAGAAAACGCTTATGAGTTTTTAAAAATTAATGGAGACTTAGATAAAAAAAATCTTTTGGGTCAATTTGATATTGAGGGTTCAGAATATGAAATGATTCTCAATATAGATAAAAATTTCTTTAATCATTTTTCTCAATTAAGTATTGAATTTCATAAATTAAATTTAATTAAAGATGAACATATTGAAGCTTTAAAAGTATTGAATGATAGATATTATTTGTACCATATTCACGCAAATAATCATACTGATGTTTTTGATGAAACAAGAACAGTCCCTGAAACTTTAGAAATTTCTTTCTTGAGAAAAGATAAAGTAAAGAATATTACTCCTTATTTTGATAAAAAACCAAGTCCAACTACAGGTATAGATAAACCATGTTGTCCTTGGATGCCTGAAATATTTTTAGATTGGTGGTGCCAAGATGATTGAAGATATTTTATATAAATTTTATAAAGATAAAAAAAGCTTCAAGCCAAAACTCAATGATTTAGCTTCTATTCAAGAAGCTGATCAATTAAATTTAACAACTTTAAATATTGGTCTTGGAGACGCTGTTATTTTAACAGCCTTGACAAAAGATCAATCTAAAAATTTAAATATATACTCTCAAAACAAACATTGGCAAAGCCTTTGTAAATTTAATAGTAAATTAAACAAAGATATTAATTCTGGCCAATACATTAGAACGGAATTATTGGAATTTTTTGATATTGGAAATGGACATTTGGCCCAAAGATTGCAAAGAGCAATCGGTTTAAATGTTGAGTTTAAACCAACGCCCTATATTAATGTTGATTCTCAGATCAATAAAAAAAAGATAGGTCTTCATTTTTCCACTGGAATAAGCGCATTTGATCTAAAAAGCAAAGGATTTGAAAACCCAAGACAGTTATTAGATGAATCAAAAATAATAATTGAGTCTTTTATTAACGAATCTGAATATGAGTTTTATGAATTTGGCCAAAAGTCTGTTTTCAGAAATGAAAAAGTCACAAGTCTTTCGAACCTATCTATAGAAGAAAGTATTATAAAACTTGCTGAATGCGAATACTTTATTGGCTTAAATAGCGGATTTATGAATGTCGCCGCTGGTTTAAATATCAAATCTATTATTGTAGTAAATGTCCCACATGCGAAAGATTTGTATCTGCCTGTTTTAGTTGACTGTTTAAAAGAAGACATGAACTGGCTATACCCTCAAAACGTGCATTTGTTTCAAAATGATGAAAATGAACTCGTCCCAAGGCTATCAATAGATTCTATCAAAAAAGCAATCAATGGAGAAGTCTATCCATATTGGGAAACAAAATATTTAAATTTAATTTATGATAAAAATTTTAGTAGATGAAGGATATGCATACGATTACTTAGCTATTCTAACGGTTAAAGCAAAAAAAATTAATACCAATAAGACTTTAGATGCTAAGAATCAATGCAATGAATTTTTAATGAATCAAGTTGGAGAAGATAAACATCTTGATATTTTAAAGTCTAAAGCTTTTACAGACTTATTCAACGTTAACTCAGAAACTTTTGACGCTGTAGAAAAAGCTCGTTATGGAGAAATTTCAGCTAAGGAAGTTGACGATTTAAATATGAAAAGGTATCATTGTAAAGTAACGTTACAAAACAAATTTTTTCCAAATATACAAACTACAGAATTTAAATCATGAAAACAATTATTATCACAGGTATCACTGGTCAGGACGGCTCTTTAATGGCAGACCATCTGCTAAAAGACCCAAATAATTTTGTATATGGCGCTCATCGTCGTTTAAGCGTTCCTAATCATCAAAATATCGAACATTTAAAAAATCATGAAAGATTCAAGCTATGTGAATTAGACCTTACTGATCCCGAAAGCATTAACCAAGCGGTAAGAGAAATTAAGCCAGATTTCTTCATTAATTTTGCCGCCAATTCGTTTGTTGGAAATAGCTGGAAAATGCCAATCAATCACATGCAAACAAACTGCATGGGCGTTCTTTATTGTTTGGAGGCCATTAGAAATATTTCCCCACATACTAGATTTTATAATGCTGGCAGCAGCGAACAATTTGGAGATGTAGCCTATTCTCCACAAGATATTAATCATCCATTCAGGCCAAGATCGCCTTATGGGGCATCTAAGTGTGCTGCGCACCATCTTGTCAAGGTATATCGCGAGTCTTATGGCACTTATGCTGTCCAAGGCATCTTGTTTAATCATGAGGGAATTAGAAGATCGCATGAGTTCTTGACGCGCAAAATTACTTCTAATGTTGCTAGAATCAAAAAAGCTATGCAAAAAGACGAAGAATTTGCGCCAATTGAACTAGGTAATCTTGATGCTAGACGTGATTGGAGCGATTCTGAAGATTTTATGACAGGAGTATGGGCGATGCTCAATCAAGAAGCTCCCAAAGACTATGTGTTGTCCTCTAATGAAACACATTCTGTGCGCGAATTTGTCGAACTCTCTTTTGAAACGGTTGGTATTCAAGGATATTGGAAAGGAGAAGGAGTTGATGAAACTTATCTTCGCAAAGAGACTCAAGAAGTTCTTGTCAAAGTCAATCCAAAATTTTACAGGTTGGCAGAGGTGGAATTATTGTGGGGCGTGTCCGATCCTGCCCGCCAAGAGCTAGGGTGGCAACCAAAAATCTCATTCCGAAAACTCGTGGACAAAATGGTAAATCACGATCTTCAAAATCATGCGTAAAAGACATTTTACATTTGATAATCAATGCTCAAGAAAATACCATCTCAACGAATCTTTCTTTGAAAAAATTGACTGTCAAGAGAAAGCTTATTTTCTTGGTTTTATTTTTGCCGATGGAAGTATTAGCAAAATTGAAATTCCTGAAAAAATGGTTGCATCTGACCTAGGTTTGCCTTATGATAAGTAATGGCCAAACAAAAACAGCCAAATAAAAAACTCATAGTTTCTAAATTTGTTGAAATTCCTGCCAAATCAAAGCGGGAGTTTTGGCAAAGAGAATATGTTTTATTGGGGCGTTTGGCCGAAAGATACAGTTTGGAGTTTCTAAGAGATACCAGCTTCCCATTAAAAGGGGAGAGTTTGGCTATTTTATTCGCGCCCAAAATCCTTCAAGATTTAGATAAAAGGTTCAAAATTTATAGTTCTGGCTCTCGTATAAATAGAGAACCAGAAACCATTCTTAGAGACGATCCTTCTCAAAAACGAGAAATCGCAGTCCGCAAACCCAAAACAATTAGAGATTTTTTAAATGAAAAAGACTAAAGAAACAGAAGAAAAGAAAATCACTTCCTCAGAAGTTCTTGGCTCGTTTTTAAAGCAAAACGCAGAAGATCACTATAACTTTGAAGAAACAGTGGATTACAAGGTTTCGAGTGGGTCATTACAGCTTGATCTTCAATTGGGCGGAGGTTTTGGGCCAGGATTGCACCGTTTTTGTGGCATTAATGAGTCGGGTAAAAGTTCCCAATCCTTAGAGGTCATGAAAAACTTTCTTTTAAGCGTTCCTAATTCTAAAGGTTTTTATATTAAAGCGGAAGGAAGGCTTTCGCCAGAAATTCAAGCCCGTTCGGGCGTTAAATTTGTTTTTACGGCTGATGAATGGGCTGAAGGAACATGCTTTGTTTTTGAAAGTAACGTATATGAAACAGTTGTTGATGCAATGCGTCAATTAGTTTCCAAGAACGAAGAAAAGATCAAGTTTTGCTTTCTGCTCGATTCCGTTGATGGGTTGATTGCAAAAAACGATATGGATAAATCTTTTGAAGAAAGCGCAAAAGTTGCAGGAGGGGCGGTAATCGCAGCAACATTTATGAAAAAAATGTCAATCGCTCTTGCTAAACGCGGACACATGGCTATTTTTATCTCTCAAGTTCGCGCAGATATTAAACTCGATCCTTATTCTAAAGCCCCCGTGCGGCAAACATCTGCAACAGGAGGTAATGCTCTCCTTCACTTTGCCAACTGGATTCTTGAGTTTGAACCTCGTTTCAAATCAGACTTGATTCTTAAAAACCCATCTGATAAAAATATTGATATTCAAAAAAATCCTATTATTGGACACTGGGCCAAAGTTACTGTGAAAAAGTCTCCAAATGAGAAAACAAATCTAACCATTCCATATCCCATCAGATATGGCAGAACTGGCGGCAAATCAATCTGGATTGAAAAGGAGATTGTTGACCTGCTTCTTGCTTGGGAGCTTGTTAATAAGGGAGGCGCATGGTTCACTCCTAGTGAAGACTTCGTTCAGCTTTTAACTGAAAACGGACTTCTCTTTCCAGAGAAAGTTCACGGCGAAGCTGCGCTCTTTAAGACAATCGAAGATGATGAAAAGCTTCTCTTGTTTTTGATTGAATATTTTCGCAAAATGATTTCCAATGAAGTTTAAAACTCTACATGGGAAAGAAAAACTTTTAAAGAACGCTTCAAAATACTTGATTAACTGGCGCAAGAAAACACGCAGTAAGTTTCAAGATGAAGTAAAAAAATTCCTAAAGCTATATTGGGATGGAGATTTCGTATTTGAAGAATTGCGCCTTGTTGATACAAGAATGACATTCGATTTTTATAACGCCAATAAAAAAATAGCGGTCGAAGTTCAAGGCCAGCAACATACTAAATTTGTGCCATTTTTTCATGGAAATAGAAATGAATTTCTTCAACAATTAAAAAGAGATTCTAAAAAATTAGACTTCTGCGAGGCGAACGGAATTAAGCTTGTTGAAATCTATGACGTTTCAGAATTAAATAAAGATTTTTTTGAATCGCACGGAGTTTATCTGTAATATAAGTTATGTCAAAGAATAAACTCAAAGAGATGTTAAAATTTGAAATGCCATCAAATTTTATTGAACAAGTTTATGAACTAAGTGGGAATGCTGACAAGCATAAAGGCGTATTGTTGGCTTATGTTTCAGAAGACGGAGCGCCAGTGATTTACTCCAAATACGACTCTCAAATTGTAGAGTTTGGAATGAGAAAAGCCTTGGAAAAATATTTGATCAGTATTGATGAAGCTGAATCTTCATTCAGTCTTGGAGACGGCGAAGAAATTGATGAAGATGATCTTGACGAAGATTGATTCTCTGCTATCGTAATAGCAGCATGATCTACTCTTACGAACTCGAAAAACAATTGCTGGCAGCGCTAATCAAAAAGCCAGAAAACTATTTTGAAATCTCTGCGTTTATTAATGAGAAGGATTTCTATAGTGAAGATAATAGTTTAAATAAAACTATCTTTACAATTGTTCGTCAGGCTCTCGAAGCCCATGAAGAAATTGACGATGTAATCATTGCGCAGCGCGTGCAAAATCTTGGAATCTCATTTGATGATGTGGTGAATGTGGCAGAATACGTCAAAAGTCTTGGAATGAGAAAGGTGGCCGATGGCAGTCTCATTAAAACAGCTAGAGAGTTAAAAAAATACACTATTCGCAGGGAGATTTATGAATCCTCCCAAAATATTGCGAAAAAGATGAAAACTCTTCCAGCGGAGAGTTCTTATTCAGAAATCATTTCTGTTGCTGATAAAGAATACAATAGCCGCATCAACCAATACGAAGTTGGCAACGATTCTCCAGAAAACATCTATGATGAGATGGAGAATGTGATTGAAGAGCGCGGAGCGAACCCTGTCACAGAGTTTGGCATGATGGGGCCGCATAAAAAAATCAATGATATTTATGGCTCTCTCTTGCGGCCAGGGAATATCACTGTGATTGTTGCTAGAAGCGGTGTAGGCAAAATGAATCCATTATACACCAAAGTTCTTACGCCTACAGGATTTGTAGAAATGAGACATATTCATATTGGTTCGAAAGTAATTTGTCCCAACGGTGAAACATCAACAGTTACTCGCGTTTTCGACCATAAAGATAAAGAAATTTATCGCATCTATTTGAAGGATGGGCGATATGCTGATTGTGGCCTAGAGCATCTTTGGAAAATTTTTGGACGCGATAAAAAAGGCGTTTACAACTGGCAAATTGTTGATACTCAAGAAATAATTAATCATCTTAATTGTTCTACAAAAAGAGTTTACCTTCCTCTCGTTGAGGAACTCTTGAAAGAAGATAAAGAGTTTGATATTCACCCTTATTGCATTGGGGCTTTTATTGGAGACGGCTGTTTGTCAACAGCGCCAATAATGGAATCTGCCGATATTGAAATCATTGATAAAATGCAAAAAATTCTTGAATGCGAAATTTCTTCTACAAAACCGACAAACTCTAAATCAAAAGGTTACCGTTTCATGAAGAAAAACAGCAATGAAAACACTATAACCACCTCTCTTCGTAAATTAAATCTAATTGGAAAAAGAGCGTATGAAAAATTCATTCCAGAAATTTATTTTAGCGGCTCATTCAATCAAAGAATAGAATTGCTGAGAGGGTTAATGGATACCGATGGAACTCTTTCTAAGAGCAAAGGCAGAAATGGGAAGTCTGAAAAGTATGGAAATCTTAGTTATTCAACGAGTTCAGAAAAATTGGCAAAAGATATTCAAAGACTCGTTTGGAGTATTGGGGGAATTGCGACCGTTCGTACAAAAAATACATTTTATAAAAAAAATGGAGAAAAAGTTCATTGTCGTTTGAGTTATAGGATTTCTATTAGATTTCGTAATCCGAATCATTTATTCTTTGTTGCTAGAAAGAAGAACAAAGCTCCTAATTCTCATCAGTATCAGCATTCTGATCTAAAAATTCAGGTAGTTAAGGTTGAAAAACTTCCGAATAAAGAAGATTGTCGTTGTATTGAAATTGATAATAGCGAACATTTATATGTGATTGATGACTATATCGTTACTCATAACACTCAATTCTGCATGGATTATTCCACCAAGGTTAGTTTGCAATATAATGTTCCTGTTCTTCATTTTGATAATGGAGAAATGAGCAAAGAAGAGTTGATCATGCGCCAATGTTCCGCTCTTAGCGGAGTTCCAATGCACTTGATTGAAAGCGGTCAATGGTTGCGAGCAGGAAAAGAAGTTGTTGAAAAAGTCCGCTCTGTGTGGTCAAAAGTCAAAAAGCTTCAATTTTATTATTATAATGTGGGCGGATTGGATGTTGATTCAATGATCAACACATTAAAAAGATTTTATTACTCTAAAGTTGGTCGCGGTAATCGAATGATTTTTAGCTTTGACTATATTAAAACTACATCTGATAGCGGTGGCGGAAACAAGACAGAGTGGCAAATGGTTGGAGAAATGGTGGATAAATTCAAGCGCTGCGTACAAAAAGAAATTTTATATGACGGACTGCCAATTATTCCAATGATTACTTCTGTGCAATCAAACCGCTCTGGCATTACCAATAATCGCAACTCTCAAAATGTAGTTGATGACGAAAGCATTGTGTCTCTATCGGACAGAATCACTCAATTTTGCTCGCACATGTTTATTCTGAGAAATAAAACAACAGACGAGGTTCTGAATGAAGGCGTTAGATTTGGCACGCACAAATTAATTGATGTCAAGTCTAGACATTTAGGCAAAGATATTGCTGGCGCTGTTGAACCCGTGCGCGTGGGAGACACTCTTCGCAAGAACTTTATCAATCTAGAATTTAAGAATTTCCGCATTACTGAAAAGGGAGACTTGCGAGACATTGTGGAATTTAATAACATTGGCGAAGGTGCTGAACAAAATGGAAGAAACACCGCTCCAGACTTTGATGAACTCTGATGAAATAAAACTCTCGCTTGAGAAGCTTGGATATTCTTTAAAAGACTTTGGCAATCACTGGAGAACCAAGGCTTTATACCGTGGTGGCGATAATCCGACAGCAGTTAAAGTTTACAAAAATAGCGGCGTATGGCAGGATTATGTTCAAGGAAACACATCCATGCCATTTGTCAAACTGGTTGAACTAACCCTTCAAACCAAAGACCCAAAAATTATCAAGCAATACGTTAGCTATAGTCAAGAAACTCAAGTACACTATATCGCAAAAGAAAAAATAGACATGGACAAAATTTACCCAAAAGAATGCTTGAATAGGCTATTCCCAAACTATTCATTCTATAAAAAGCGCGGAATCAGCGAAGAAACGCAGAAACTTTACCAATGCGGCTTGGCTGGCAACGGTCAAATGTATCAAAGAATCGTGTTTCCAATTTATGATTCTAATGGAGAAATTTTTGGATTCAGCGGTAGAAAAATTAATGATAATAACGAGGCTCCTAAATGGAAACATATTGGCACAAAAACAAAGTGGGTTTATCCAGCGTTTGTGCCCAGAGAGCAGACAGTTGACTCTCTCATTGACGAGAAGAAGGAAGTCATCTTGGTTGAAAGCATTGGAGATAGCTTGGCATTGACAGATGAGGGTTATGCCAACAACCTTGTTACTTTTGGCCTAGACTGCTCTCCAGCGCTCTTGAATTATCTTTGCTCCAAAGACCTGCGCAAGATCATTATCGCCACAAATAATGATAATGAAAAGCAAAAGAATCATGGCAAAATCGCCGCAATGAAAAACTATATGAAACTCAGTCAGTTTTTCGACTTTGAGCAGCTATTCGTTCAGCTTCCTTGGGCAAATGATTTCGGAGAAATGAAGCAGAAAGAAATGCCATTCAAAGAATGGTATAATGCTCCGTCAGCCTCTCAAGAGGCCAAATTAAATGATTATAAAGATTTTTGCTCTGCTAATCGTACTTCTTTTCAAGAAAAGAAATTAGAAAAATTTTTTAAAAAAATACAAAACTTTGGAATCTAAAAATCGCACATCTCTATCGGCCAGCCGAATCAAAACAGCACAATCTTGTAGCTGGAAGTATTGGTGCTCGTATCATTTAAAGCTTCCTGATAAGAGTAATAGTGGAGCAAAACGCGGCTCCGTGTGTCATTTAGTTTTCGAATGTTTGGGCGAAAATCGCCACAAGAAACATTTTTCCATTATCGTTAAAAAGAGAGATGTTTTTGCCAGCAGGGCTGTTGAAAGATTAATTCGTAAACATGCGAAAAAAGAAGGCATCAATGATGAAGAAAACATCAAACAGATTTGCGATATGACGCTCGCTGGTCTTCAATATGATTTCTTTGGAGCAGAATGCGGCAAACCTTCACAAGCTTTAAGCGAGCAAGATTTTGAAATTGATGTTAAAGAAGGAAAGTTTGATTATAGAATCAAAGGCTTCATTGATAAACTTTTCCTCTATAAGAAGCAAGGACTAGCCATTATACGAGACTTTAAAAGCAGCAAAGAGGTCTTTAAGGGCAAAGACCTAGAAAACAATTTGCAGGATTTAATGTATTCTCTTGCGGTAAAAAAACTATTTCCCGATTATAAAAATCGCCGTTCTGAATTTTTATTTCTTAAATTCTTGCCAACAGAAAAGGGAGTTGTAAGAATGCCCGCATTAAGCGACGAAGAATTAGATGGCTTTCAATCTGAACTTACGGAAATTCAAAAATATTTAGACAATTTTAATTTTCAAACCGCAATGTCTAATCTTGCGGCTTTTCAAGATTACCCAAAAGACAATTCTTTTAGCGGCCCCTTGCAATGTGGTAGAGCCACTTACAAAGGAGAATTAAAGAAAGACGGTTCAATTAAATGGCATTGCCCATATAAATTTGATTTCTACTACTATAAAATCTGCGATATGAAAGGAACAATGATTGCTTCATGTTTCTTGGAAGATTTTGACGAATACGTTAAAAAATATCCTGAAGATAAATATCTTTATCAGACAATGTGGTACCAAGGTTGTCCTGCATTCAATAAAGGAATTGACAGGTAGAACGTATCATGCTATACTAAAGCATGATCGCCCTCTTTAAGAGCACATATTCAATCGGGAAATCCATCCTAACGCTAGACCATCCAAGCGAAGTAAAAGAGGGTGGCGCAGATAGCATTATTGCAATTGCAAAAGAAAACAATTTACCAGCAATATTCTTGGTAGAAGATTCAATGATCGGATTTCTGGAGGCTCATCAGAAATGCAAAGAGCACAATATTCAATTAGTTTTTGGACTTCGCATCTCATGCTGTAACAATGTCAGCGATGAAGATAAAAAATCTTCGGAGCACAAAATTGTTTTATTCGCAAAAAATGATGCTGGAGTTAAAGATTTGACGCGCATTTTTTCAATCACCAACCAAAACCATAATGGATTCGTTGACAGCATCACTCTCCATGAAAAATGGACAGAAAATTTAATGCTGTGTGTTCCATTTTACGATTCTTTTATTTACAATAATAATTTTAAAGGAAAGCAGTGTTTGCCAAATTTTAGTTTTACAAAAGTTATTTATTTTGTAGAGGATAATGATTTGCCATTCGATCACATTTTGAAATCCAAAGTTGAAAAATGGATTAGTTTTCAAGGCGGCGAAATTCAAAAAACAAAGTCAATCTATTACAAAAACAGAAAAGACTTTGAGGCTTGGCAAACATATAAGTGTTTGTGTAATCGCGCCTTCGGCAAAGAACAGTCGCTTTCTAGCCCAAACTTGGAACACTGTGGCAGCGATTCATTCTCTTGGGAGGCATTTAAAAATGAAAGATAATTTACTAAGATTCGATTTTAATCAGAAATATATTGTCCTGGACACGGAAACAGAGGGGCTTAACCTTCTTCATTCAAGACCTTGGCAAATCGCATGGATTGAAGCTGTTGGAAAGAAAATAGTCTCGCGCCAAGAGCGATACATTTATTGGCCTGATTTGAAAATTAGTGATGGTGCGGCGAAAATCACTGGTTTTAATTATGATAAATACCGTGCTCTTGCGAAATCTCCACAAGAGGTTTGGAATGAATTTTGTCCAAATCTTGATAATCATTTAGAAAAAAGCAAGACCAAAATCATTGGCCAGAACATTCTTGGATTTGATGTTTATATGCTTAATTCTTGGAAAAGAGCAATGGGTTTAGATTCTTGCTTTAATTATGTAGATCGCGTGCTTGATACAAAAGCTTTAGCAATGGCAATTGCCAAGGAATGCAGGTCTGTGGATTCAGATGATTTGATTTGCTGGCAGTATCGCTGGCTAAATCATCGAGAAAAGGGCATTAAGACAAGCCAAGCTCATCTCTTAAAACATTACGAAATTCCTCATGACCCTAGTAAATTGCACGGGGCACTCTACGACATCGAAATGACGTTTAGTATTTTTCAGAAACAGATTTTTGAGCTAGAAATTTAATTCTTGCTGAATAAGCCTCTTCTTCTGTATTCCACCATCCTAAAAATTGACGCTTTACGTAAGCTCTCCATTTTTTATTTCCCTTATGAAAGGAAATTCCTTTTTTATTTGAAGTCAGTTTTTCTAAAGAGTCAGAGATTTCTGTAAACTTATCAAATTTTCTTTTCAAACCTATTCCATCGAATTTACTTCCATAAATAAAATTACCAACTTTTTTAATATCTGGGCCATATTTAACTTCGAAGGAAGAGCTATTACCACTCTTTGTTTTCTTTTCAAAAATTGAAAAATTCTCAATCTCTAAATAGCTAAATAAGTTTTTGACTTCGGACCAATCTTGATTTATAGTAGATGAAATCGAAAATGCTCCACTTTTTTTATTTTTACATTTATAAAAACAACCATCGGCATCAATGTATCCACGCCAAAAATATTTATGTAAATGTTCTGGTATAGCTTTTAGAATTTTTGTTGGAGCTAGATAAGATTTATTCAAACCATCCATTTCTAAAAGAAATGCTTTCAAAGCCTTATCTTTAAAATAAAAAGTTGAACGAATCTTTCTATTAGGCTGGGCGTATTCTGAATAAGAAAATTCAAAACACTCTTTAAATGTCTCAAATAATTTTTCTCCATCTTCTTTAACAATACAAATTCTTGGATTTGTAGGTCTATTATTTGATTTCATTCCGCCGTCACCCCAAAAAAATCCAAAAAAGTAAGCTGTTTTATTATTTATATCATACATAGCAGTAGATATTACACATTTAATTTAATCTAATGATCGAAAACTTTCAAAAATACCAGCAGCCAACACTCCCTGGCGTAAAGCTTCCTAAAATTATCATTGAGCAAAAATACTATGATCTTCTAGGTATCCCAAATACTTCTTCAAATTACCAATTTCTGCGCAAGCTATGCCACAAGGGAGTTTTGGAAAAAGAAATTGATAAAAAAGAAAACGCTCAAATTTATTACGAGCGAGTTAAAACAGAACTTAGCCTATTTGAAGAGCTTGGGTTTATTGATTATGTTCTCTTGAATTGGGACATTTTGAAGTTCTGCCATGAGAACGGAATCCCAACTGGCCCTGGCCGTGGATCAGCGGCAGGTTCTCTAGTGCTGTATTTGATTGGCGTGACTAAAGTTGATCCGATTCAGCATGAATTATATTTTGAACGATTTGTATCAAAGAGTCGAGCAAAAAAGATTGTTGTTGATGGAGAGACTTATTTGGACGGCTCGCTCCTTGCTGACGTTGATAATGACATTGCTTATGAACGCCGTCAAGAAGTAATCAAATTCATTGAAGAAAAATACTCTGGAAAAACATGTAAGATTCTCACTCTCAATACTTTGAGCAGCAAACTATGCGTAAAAGAATGCGGAAAGCTTGTTGGAGAACTGCCAGAATCAGCAGTAAACGAAATTAGCGATTTGATTCCAAAAAAATTCGGAAAAGTTGCAAGCCTAAAGAACGCTTGTCAAGAAAATGACAAGTTTAAAGAATGGGCAAATGAAAACAAAAAAATCTTTGAAATTGCCTTGAAGCTTGAAGGATTGGTAAAAAATACTGGCGTTCATCCGTCAGGAATTGCAATCAGCCACTACGACTTGGAAGAGATTATGCCTCTTCAAACAACAGGTGAAGGAGATCTTGTTTCTGGT